CCATCCACACCATCAGCACCTTGTGCGGCTTCTATATCTCTTTTTTCTAATCTACCAGTTACCTCATTGTATGTTACTACGAAATCAGATGAACCAGTTTCTAAATTTTGTATGAATGTACTACCAGTAATAACTAAACTACCACTTATATCCAAACTACCAGTTAGTTCAGCGTATCCCTCAAATGGGAACCCAGCTCCACTACCACCGGCGTTTAATGCGTATTCTGCAATCGAAGCAAATGATGCTGAGTAAACATACATCGATGCCGTTTGGTCAGAATTTAAATCGCCACCACCACCAGCTTCACCAGCGTTCAATGCGTATGAAGCAGTTAATGCGTAGAATGAATATGATGATGTTGCAACACTCATAGAAGATGTTTGTGAACTTTGAATAAAGTCCCCACCTTCAGAAGATGCTGCGTTTAATGCGTATGATGCGGTAAGAGCGAACGATGAACTCAACACCGTCATAGATGCGGTTTGTTCGTTTCTTACAAAGTTTTCTAAATCATTAAGTAGTGCAATGGATGCGGAATCAATACCTGCAACATTTTGTGCTATATCCGCAGTTGCTGCTGAAATTGCTCTAGATGCTGATGGTACTATACCTATTACATTATCTCCACTAATTGCTCCACTTATTTTTGAACCACCAGTACCAACAACAACGTGTCCACTTGTCAACCCACTAAAGGTTACTCTTACAGTGTTACTATTTAAAGGTTCAATTGCTTGAGGAATAATCATTCCATTCGAACCAGTTTCATAAACCTGTACGATTGGGTACTCAACATCAAAGTTGTGTACAATTGTTACCTCAGTTACATTTGTAAATGGTTCTGCTAAAGTTGGTGTACTTTCAGGTACAGGTACATATTTAGAACGAGCTTCATCATAGATAAGAATATCTCTATCATCAGCATCACCTTCACCATAATATCCACCATAAAGTGAACCAGTAATTTGCCCACCATTAATAATTGGTGAGTATATATTTTTTTCTACACTCAACCCCCCACTAATGGATGCTGAAGTGTTTATTTGTAATCCTAAGTTTGGTGAAATTTGTGCAAATGCCGAACCACTCTCTAAAAGTGAAGTTTCAAATGCTAAGTTAGCGATATTGATATTACTCAATCCACTACCATCCCCAACAAATGATGAACCACTAGCTACAACAACATCACTACCAGTTACAAATATCCCCCCACTCACTTGTAGAGATTGGGATACATTAACTCCTACATTTATTTCCAATCCTTTATTAGGAGAAATAACTGCTACTGCCGAACCAGATTCAATTTTATCTAATTTTAAATCTTGTAATGATTCAGCTGGGATGTTAAATAATCCACTACCATCACCATCGTATCGAGATGCGGTTATTGGAACATTAACTAATAATCTCTCAGGGTCAACTTCTGCGAATCCAGACCCAGAGTTAATTATATTTAACTCCAAATCCTCAAGTGCATCAAGTGGAATGTTAAATAATCCACCACCATCACCTTGGAATAGTGATGCTGATAATGAACCACTAATATCAACCGAAGATGTAAATTGAGAACCACTAAATGTATTTACAATAAAGAACTCACCACTCTCAACAGATGCGGTTGCCGAACCACTTGCTATCTTTGGAGATGCCGCCGCTTGTACGTTTGTAATCTGAGAACCATCTCCAACAAATGCTCTAGCTATTACAGATTCGGAAACATATACCGAACCACTAAATTCAGATTTAATTGGTCCGTTAGAATCTTCTACTCTGAAGAATCCACCAGCATCTACCGATGCGGTAACTGAACCAGTAAAAATACGAGTAGTATCGAATGCCAAATTAGCGATATCGATATTTCTCAATCCACTACCATCACCAGTGTAAATACCATCTATGGTAATTGAACCACTTACATCAATTGAACCAGTAAATGTAGAACCATTTTCAACTGAAGTTACTACAAATCCAGTATCAGGGTCAACTGATGCAGTTACTGAACCAGATGTGATTTGATTTATTTCTAAAGATAAGTTTGCTAATTGGATATTTGTTAATCCACTACCATCACCTTCAAATGAACCGGAGAATGAACCACTAAGTTCATCCGCAGTTACAATACTAGCACTTAATATAGTTGTGGTAATATCATTACTTACAACCAAACTACCAGTTACATTAATAGAACCAGTAAATTGAGAACCACTATCAACAGAGGTTACAATGAATCCATTATCAGGTGAAACCGATGCGGTTACACTACCACTCTTTATTTCAGTTGAAATTAGAGCTTCAATAGCTTCAATTGAAAGTGCGGTTAGTGGTATATCAAATAATTCAGCACCACTACCACTAAAGGTAGAACCACTATTAACACTTATACCACCACTTACAAATAATGAACCTGTAAATTGAGAACCACTATCAGCTGATTCTACTTTTAATCCAAAATTAGGTGAAACCGATGCGGTTACACTACCACTTGCTATTCTAAATGAATCCCCACTAAATGCAGATTGTGGAATATTAAATAACCCCTCACCACTACCACTAAAGAATCCACTACCAGATGGTATAGTTACATTACCATCAACTGATACTGAACCACTAAAGGTAGAACCACTATCAACTGATGTTACAACGAATCCATTATTAGGTGAAACCGATGCGGTTACAGAACCACTTGCGATTCTAAATGCATCACCGGTTAGTTGAGAAAATGGTATATCTATTAAATCTTTACCACTACCACTAAATGAACCACTAATAGAATCAGCTATTACAATTTGTGATGTGATTGTGTTTGTTACATCAACCGAACCAGTTATAGAAACCGAGCCAGTAAATTCAGAACCCTCTAATGATGATTCTACTCTAAATCCAAATTCAGGTGAAACTGATGCAGTTACTGAACCGCTTGAGATTCTTACAGCATCATCTGTAAGTGCTGATTGTGGGATATTAAATAATCCACTACCATCACCACTAATGATTCCATCATCAACGTTAAGTGAACCACTTACGTTTACGGAACCAGTAAATTCTTGTCTATCTGATGTTTTATCACCAAATGTGTTTGAACCAGAAGAATAAATTACTTCTGAGTTTATAAATGTTACGTTTAATTCAGTTGCGGTTATTTTACCACCTACATATAAATCATTATCAACACTCAAATCACCTTCAATAGATGATGATGTATTAACTACAAACCCTAAGTTTGGTGAAATAGATGCAGTTGCCGAACCAGACGCAATTAATGTACTAACTAATGCATCAGGGGTTAATGCCGTTCTAGGTATATCAAATAGTTTAGCACCACTACCACTAAATGAACCACTTGTCAATTGGATATCACCAAAGAAAGTTGAACCACTTACTTGTGAGTTTACAACAAACCCATCAATCGGGTCAACAGATGCGGTTACACTACCAGTTGCTAATTTAGAAGCATCAATTGATTGTAATGCCGTAATTGCAGATTGTGCTTCATCAGATAACGCTGTATCAGGTATATCGAATAATAATGCACCACTACCACTAAATGAAGAACCACTTTCTACTCTAACTTCTCCAAAGAAAGTTGAACCAATATCAGTTGAAGTTACAACAAATCCATCAACAGGTGATGTAGAAGCAGTAACACTACCACTTGCAATAAATGCTGATAGAAGTGCATCTTCGGTAAGTGCGGTTTTTGGAATATCGAATAAGTTGGCACCACTACCACTAAAGGATGAGCCACTTTGTACTCTAACTTCTCCAAAGAAAGTTGAACCACTATCAACTGATGTTACAATAAATCCATTTTCTGGATGTGTAGATGCAGTTACACTACCACTAAAGATTAAAGATGTATCTAAATCAGATATTGCCGATTTTGGTATATTAAATAGATTAGCACCACTACCACTAAATGAACCTGTTTGAAGTTTTACATCACCAAAGAAAGTTGAACCACTTTCGATTGAAGTTACAACAAATCCATCATCAGGTGTTACCGATGCGGTAATCGAACCAGACGTTATTTTACTAATTTCAAATGATAATGCTGCTTCTGGAATATCAAATAATCCAGCACCACTACCACTAAATACTTTACCAGGCTCAGCAATAATACCATTTTCACCAAGTTCGATTACATCAGTTATACTCAACGATGTATCCATACTTACCGAACCAGTAAATTGAGAACCACTATCAGCTGATGTTACAACAAATCCTTTGTTTGGTGAAACGGATGCGGTTACTGAACCACTTACAATTTCAGTAGTTAAAAGAGCATCTTCGGTAAGTGCTGAACGGGGTATATCAAATAAACCGGCACCACTACCAGTAAACATAGATGCGGATACATTACCCTCTACATTAAGTAATCCATTTATATCAACACTACCTACAAATGTGGAACCACTTTCGGCTGATGTTACAACAAATCCTTCATTTGGTGCAACAGTTGCGGTAACTGCCCCACTTACTATTTCATTAACAACAATATCAGTTAATTCAGCACCACTACCTTTGAAAGTAGATGCAGATACGAATGTACCAGCAGTTATAGAAGTTGTTGTTTTTACTGAACCAGTAAATTGTGAACCAACTATTTGAGATGTTACTCTAAATCCAGCATCAGGTGATACATCAGCTACAACAGATGCGCTAACCATTTCGGTTACAACTACATCAGTCAAATCTCTACCACTACCTTTGAAACCAGATGCGGTTACTGCATTATCAACTTGTATTGAACCACTAAATATGGAACCATTATCAACCGATACTACTTTAAACACATTATCTTCGGTAGATGCAGTTACACTACCACTAGCTATTAAAGCTGATAAAAGTGCATCTTGTGTAAGTGCTGAACGAGGTATATCAAATAACTGTGCACCACTACCACTAAATGAACCAGTTTGAACTTTTACATCACCAAAGAAGGTCGAACCACTAGCAATGGATTCTACTTTGAACCCATCCTCCTTTGAAACGGATGCAGTAACTGAACCAGTAACCAATCGTTTTGAATCACCAGCTACAACCGATGCAAATGCATCTTCGGATGAAACAGATATTGCCGCAAATGGTATATCAGTTAATTTAGCACCACTACCACTAAAGGATGAACCACTAACTACACCAACATCCCCAAAGAATGTTGAACCGCTAGCGATTGATGTTACAATAAATCCATTTTTTGCATCAACGGATGCAGTTACACTTCCACTTACTAATAGCTTCGATTCATCCGATACCAATGATATGATAGATGTTTGTGCATCATCGGAAAGTGCTGAGAATGGAATATCAAATAACCTTTCACCACTACCACTAAAAGCAGAACCACTTTGTACTCTAACTTCTCCAAAGAAAGTTGAACCACTCGCAACGGATGTTATAATAAATCCAGCATTAGCATCAACTGATGCAGTTACCGAACCACTTACTAATATTTTTGATTCATCAGATACTAACGATGTGATAGATGCCTGCGCATCATCAGAAAGTGCTGAGAATGGTATATCTCTTAATTTTTCACCACTACCACTAAAAGCAGAACCACTTTCTACTCTAACTTCCCCAAAGAAAGTTGAACCACTTTCAACTGAGGTAACAACAAATCCATCATCCGGAGTTACAGATGCGGTTATTGCCCCACTTACAATTAAATTGGATAAAAGTGCATCTTGCGTAAGTGCTGAACGTGGTATATCAAATAGATTAGCTCCACTACCACTAAATGAACCAGTTTGTACCTTTACATCACCAAAGAAAGTTGAACCACTTTCAATTGAAGTTACAACAAACCCATCATCAGGTGTTACAGACGCTGTTACACTACCACTTACAATAAATGATGATAATAATGCATCAGGGGTTAATGCTGCTCTCGGTATATCAAATAAATTAGCACCACTACCACTAAATGAACCAGTTTGAAGTTGTATATCCCCAAAGAAGGTTGAACCACTATCAATTGATGTTACTACAAATCCATCTTCGTTTGAAACTGATGCGGTTACATCACCTTCGGTAATTTTAGTTGCCGCAACTACTTCCTCAGCAAGTGCGGATAATGGTATATTAAATAGTTGTTCACCACTACCACTAATGAAAGAACCAGATGATAAGAAAATCGAACCACTAAAAGTTGAACCACTTTCAACAGAAGTTACTAAGAATCCCCCATCGGGTGTTACGGATGCGGTTACAGCTCCACTTACAATTAAGTTAGATAATTGAGCATCTTGGGTAAGCGCAGAACGAGGAATATTAAATAGTTTTTCACCACTACCAGAGAAGAACGAACCACTACTTAGGAATATACTTCCACTAAAGGTTGAACCACTTTCAACAGAAGTTACTAAGAATCCACCTTCAGGTGTTACAGATGCGGTTACAGCACCACTAACAATTAAATTTGAAAGAAGTGCATCCGGTGTTAATGCTGCTCTTGGAATATTGAATAGATTTTCACCACTACCACTAAAAGATGAGCCACTTTTTATACTAACACCACCACTTACAAATAATGATGAACTGAATTCAGCTCTATCGGTACCCTCTAATCTAAATCCGAAATTAGGGTCAACCGATGCAGTTACTGAACCACTTACAATAAATGATGATAATAATGCATCAGGGGTTAATGCTGCTTTTGGAATATCAAATAAGTTGGCACCACTACCACTAAAGGATGAACCACTATTGATTTCAATATTTCCACTTACAAATAATGAACCTGTAAATTGTGAACCACTATCTACTGATATTACAATGAATCCATCATTATTATCAACCGATGCGGTTACATTACCATCAACTATCCTAGTTGATTCAGCAGCGGCAGGTAGATTGAATAATCTACTACCATCTCCTTCGAAAAATGAAGAAGATACATATGAGGCAGTTACATTATTGGTTGATATATCACCACCAACTTTAAGTGAGCCACTAATATCACCACTACCACTAATAACCAACTCATTACCTATCGATAGGGAACCACTAATGGTACCACTACCACTAACTACTAAATCGTTTGATATGGTTGTACTACCCTCAACATCTAATGAACCAGTTATACCAACCGAACCAGTAAATTCTTGCAAATCACCAGTTGTATTACCAAATCGATTCGAACCAGATGAGAATATAATAGATGAAGATACTATCTCAACTAAAATTTCTCTAGCTACTATTCTATTATCTACAAATAAATCACCAGTAACTCTAACATCACCATTGATATCCATATCACCATCAAATGATGATGATACATTTACTAAGAATCCAGTATTTGGTGCAATCGATGCGGATGCAGAACCACTTATTAATTGGCTTGAGAATGGTAGATTATTTAATTGAGAACCATCTCCGGCAAATGAGCCTGAGAATGAACCACTAAATTCCTCTAATTGTATTTTTGTGATAAATAAACGATTTCCATCAATATCAGATGCAATAAGTGCAACAGAACCACTTTGGATGCTACCACTTAGTGGAACCCCTAAATTGGGTTCTGCTTCCTGTAATGATAAGTACTCATACCTATCATCGGATACATCCTGCGGACGAACTACCCTTACCTTACCGCTTAATAATTGACTCATCTATTATTCTTCAACTTAAATATTACTCATTAGCACTTTCCAAAATAGAAAGTACAACTTTTAAATCCTGCGAACCCGAAAATACTAATGCAAAATCTTGCTCTAAAACCAATTTACCAGCAACAACTGGAGATAGTGAATCACCTATTGGTATTGGGTAATTACTAATAAACTCAATTTGTTCTTGTGGTTGTGTTACCGGGTCGTATATTGTATCTGCGATAATTGTAAGTAAATCGGAAACTAATGTAGCAGACCCACTTTCAATAACTATATTTGTATCATATGATTGAGTAAATGTTGTTTGATATAATCTCTCAACATCACCAGAACCAGTAACTGATTGATTTAGTAAAATTTGTTGTGAAAGTATATTTGCATATGTGATAGCATCATATGATGATGTTAATTGAGCCTCATCAGTAATTAAACTTACACCATTTTTATCATAGAATGATAATGCAGCTTTTTTAGTTCGTAATGTACCACCATTCTCTATATCATATAAAATACCATCAAATGCGGTATTTATTCTTTCTTCAAATATTGAAGATGTAAATGAGAATGGAATATCTTGTAAATTGTTTTGAAATCCAACGTATGCTGCGGCTTCTTTTTCAATATAAGTTCTATTAATTTCCAATAATGCCGAAGCACTATAAAAACTACCAGTATTTACCACATTTTGTAATTGTGGTTCTGGTATTTCTCTATTTGAATCTAATTTTATAGTTACTTCCTCTGTTTGCGAATTACTATTGTTAGTAATCTGAGCTGATAGAACAATCGTGGAAACTCCCGTAGGAGTTGAATATACGATATCATCTTCACCTGTCAGAGTTGTTACTACCGATTTAAACGCATTTAGCGGTACAAATACATCTGCCATTTTATTGTCTTTTTCCTATATAAATATTACCTTTTTAATTATTACCCTTCCAATGCGAGAGAGAATGGTGTAACTAATGAGAATAATGAACGAGAGAATGTTCTACCCTGCAACGTACCAGTTGCCTGATTAATCACAAGTCCCGTACCAATTCTAAAGTCACCAAGTTCGTTACCTGAAGTAAAGAACACTCTACCACCCGCAATTTCCGTAATTTCTTTATCAGGGTCAGGTATACCAGCACCACCCTGATTAGGAGGTAATGCTTTATAAGTTACACCAGAACCAGCGTATGAGAAATCATGTCCAGTTGTAATAATTAATGAACCAAATTCTTCCAATGGTGAGTTTCTCACAATTCGTTGGAATTGGGTTCTTAAATATCTATTAACATCAGCAGTTTCGTATTGTTGATTGGTAATTACCTCTGCAGCTGAACCATACACACCAGTGTAATATGATTCTGCAGCTGCGATACTTCTTTCATTACCACCATAGTATAAATCAGTTGCAATTGCATCTACAATGAATCCAGTATCTCTATAACATTTTTCTTCGTTATATTCAAACCCTGGAAATGCCCCATTAGTGTAAGAAATTGCAATTGATTGTAATTCTTTTTTACTAGCTATCAAATAATCAACTGATTCTCTCGTTTGGAATGGTGCTCTAACTAATTGTTCTTTAAGAATTACCTTTTCAGATAAACCTTTAGCGAAATCAATACCATCAGTTGTTTGTGGTTTTTGTTCCGTTGTTGCTACTGAAGGAATATAGTAGTAGAATGTTCCCGCTTGTACACTTCTCTCATTTCCACCATAAACCAAATCGGTTCTAACGGCATCTATGATATATCCTAAATCTCTACTACAACTCGCTTCATTATATTCAAATTCACTCCAAGATGAACTTAGGAATGCGATTGTTTCTTTTTGAATAAGTTCTTTATTACCAACCAACAAATCAGCACCTACTAATACGGATGCAGATGGTTGTACAAATGGTTCGTTTTTAATTACTTTAGTTGATAACTTACCAGCGTATCTAATACCATCAACAGTTGGGTCTAATTGAGCCGTTGTTGAAGGAACACCCTTTTCAGTTGCCGAAGATGGGAATAAGTAGTAGAACGAACCAGCCGTTACACTTCTTTCATTACCACCATAATACATATCGGTTGCGGCTGCATCAATTAAGTAACCAACATCTCTTTTACATTTATCCTCATTGTAGAATACACCACTCCAAGACGAAGATACATAAGCGATTACCTCATTTTGGATAAACTCTTTATTATCTCTTAATAAATTCCAAGAAGATGATACTTCGTTTGATGAAGTTACAAATTCGATGTTCTGAACTAACTTTTGTGAAATACCATTAGCGTATCTAATACCATCAATAGTAGGATACAATTGTGCGTTCACATTAGGTGATTCGCTTCCAGCAACAGTTGCAGATGATGGGAATTTGTAATAGAATTCACCAGCGGTTCTACTTCTTTCATTTCCACCATAAAGTAAATCAGTTGCTACTGCATCTACAATATACCCAGTATCTCTACTACAACTTGCTTCATTGTATTCAAAATTACTCCAAGATGATGAAATATATGATATAACTTCATTTTGAATGAATAATCTATTGTTTAGTAAAGTTTCGTTACCAGCAATTCTTTCAACCGATGGTGATACGAATACTTCATTCACAATTATCTTTTCTGCCAAATCACCAGCATATTCTATACCAGTTGTAGTTGGTTCCAATTCAGATGTTGTAGCGTTCGATGGATATCTATAATAGAAATCACCAGCGGTTACACTTCTTTCATTTCCACCATAAAGGATATCGGTTGCGATAGCATCTACGATATAACCAACATCTCTCTTACAAGTTTCCTCATTGTATCCAAATGTACTCCAAGAAGAAGATATGTAAGCGATTGATTCTGATTGAATGAACTCTTTGTTATCTCTTAATAAGTTATAAGATGTAACGTTCTCTATTGAAGAAGTTACATATGTTACACTTTGTATAATGTTGTTAGCCAATCTACTAGCGTATCTAATTCCATCCAAAGTTTGATTCAACTGAGAACCAGTTGCATCTGATGGATATAGGTAGTAAAATTCACCATTAGTTACTGATGCTGATACTGAACCGAATAGTAAATCTTCAGCTGCCCCACTTACTATTAAACCAACATCTCTACTACAACTTGCTTCGTTGTATGCAAATCCACTCCAAGAAGAAGAAATATATGCAATTACTTCAGATTGTATAAATGGAATGTTAGATTTTAATAATGAATATGCTTCAGAAACCTCAGTATCATTTAAAGATTGAGTATATTCAGAAATAGTTGGTAAAGAACCAATTCCATTAAGTACAATATCCATTACTATACCAAATGAAGAACTTACAGCGTTTAATGTATATTCATCCGATGTACCAACTCCCAATGTTTGAGTTGCTGATGTTACTTTGATGTTGTTTGCTGAGTTTTCAGTTAGAGTTGGAATAGATAATGTATTCTTTAATACAATTTCTTTCACCAAATCAGATGCGTAAGTAACTGCATCAGTAGTTTCACCCAACTGAACGTTGGTTGCCTGTGATGGGAATCTATAATAGAACTCACCAGCAGTTAAACTTCTTTGGTTACCACCCCATCTTAAATCAGTTGCCACTGCATCTACTATAAATCCAGTATCTCTCTTACAACTAGCTTCGTTGTATTGTAGGTTTGGATATTTTGCGTTTACGAATGCAATAGTTTCGTTTTGGATAAACTCTCTATTCAATCTAAGTGCATCGTAAACATATTCAACTTCATTTGATGATGTTACAAATACCGAACCACCAACTAATTTAGTTACCAAACCACTTACATAATTGATTGCAGTTACGGTTGGGTCTTTTTGTTGAGTTGCTGATGGAACTCCACCTACGATAGCCGAAGATGGGTACTCATAGTAATATCTACCAGCAGTTACACTTCGTTCGTTTCCTCCGTAAAGAAGGTCAGTTGCTACCGCATCTACTATGTATCTTACATCTCTACCACAAGTGTTTTGATTGTAATCAAAATCACTCCAAGAAGATGATACAAATTGAATAGATTCGGATACAATAAATTCTTTATTTTCAACTAATAAATTGTATGAAGAAGATACTTCAGCAGATGCCGTTACATATTCGTAGTTTCTTACAATATTTTGTACCAAATTACTTGCGTATCTAATAGCGGTTACAGTCTGGTCTAATTGTGAACCAGTTGCATCCGATGGATACTCAAAGTAGAATTTAGTATTTACAATTGATGCAGAATTTGAGTTATTAATTAAATCTTCAGCTGCCCCACTTACTATTAAACCAACATCTCTACTACAACTTGCCTCATTGTACACAAAATTACTCCAAGAAGAACTCATAAATTGAATAGTTTCTTCTTTGATAAATTCGATGTTTTCTTTTATCAAATTGTAAGCCAATACAGTCTTAGGTGCATCAACTCTTTCAGTATATTCTATGATAGTTGGTAATGAACCAGTTCCGTTTGTTAAACCATCTATAACTAATCCAAATGAAGATGATACAATCTTAGATTGAATCTTATCAGCTCCACTTGCTGAAACGTATTGTTCAACTGAACCTACTTTGATTAGGTTATTTATGTTTGTATTGTTTTCAACAATTGTTGGTAATACGGATAACCCATTTTGAACAATGTTTTCAACAATAGCAACACTACCACTTACCTTTGTAATTTCAGCTGATGTTCCACTAAGTGAAGATGTAAACTGAGTTAGGTTAGTTACTTTGATTGTATTTTCAGTATTCAATACCAACGTTGGTAGGATATCTATTCCGTTTTCGATAATATCATTTATTTGTAAGAATGAAGAACTTACGATTGCTAATTCGTTTCCAACTTCATAATCTCCACTAGCAGTAACATATCTACCAGTTGTTAGATTTTGAGGAGTATCTAATTCGGATGTTTGGAAGTTTTTAGCGATTGCGAATGGAATGTTATCAGAACCTAATCTGATTACATCATTGATTAAATCAATACTAGCAGATACAATTCCAATTTGAGTTCCTTTATTCTTAGATGAAACCTCTGTCAATCTTTGAGCGTATTCAATTCCAGCTACAGTTTCTTCAATTTGATATCCGGTTGCCTGAGATGGATATAGGTAATAGAATCTACCCGCTTCAATACTTCTTTCGTTACCCCCATAGAATAAATCGGTTGCAACTGCATCAATGATATATCCAACATCTCTACTACACTTACTCTCATTGTATTGGTGAGTTGGGAAAGATGATGATAAGTATGCAATCACTTTAGATTGGATAGTTGATTTATCATCTAAGATTGAATTGTAAGAATTTACAACTGATGTTGATGGATTAGAAAGGGTTGTATTTTGAACCACTTTTTGTACCAATCTACCAGCATAATTGATACCATCTAAAGTTTGGATTAGTTCAGAACCAGTTGCGTTTGATGGATACAAATAATAGTATTCACCCGCCTTATTAGTTCTTTCATTACCACCATAGAGGATATCGGTTCTTACTGCATCGATGATGTATCCAACATCTCTCTTACAAGTTGTTTCGTTGTAAGAATGCCCACTCCAAGATGAAGATAGGTATGCTATTGTTTCATTTTGGATAAGTTCAGTATTATCTCTTAATAAGTCAAATGCTGCAATTCTTGCAGTTGATGGAGATTCGAATACAACATTTTGGATAAGTTTTTGTGCCAATCTACTTGCGTAGAATACTCCATCCAAAGTTTGATTCAATTGTGCACCTTGAGCTTGCGATGGGAATAAGTAGTAATAGTATCCATTCATTATGGATGCTGAATTACTATTCCAAATTAAATCTTCAGCTGCTCCACTTACAATCAATGAAACATCTCTACTACAACTTGCTTCGTTGTATGAAGCTGTTGACCAAGATGAAGATAAGTAAGCAATAGTTTCGGATTGGATAAATCCAATATTTTGTTTTAATATTTCGTATGCAGCTAATGTGTTAACATCAGTCGATGGAGTTGTGTATTCGATTATAGTTGGTAATGAACCAGTTCCATTCTGAATAATATCAGTTACAATCGATATTGATTCGGATATTGCAGTTACATCAGATGAGTTACCACCTACACCTCCTATGTATTGAGAAACATTTCCAACTTTAATATTTCCAGCGGTGTTGTAAACAATCGTTTCTAATTCATCAACACCACCCTCAACAATTCTTTCAACCAATGCGAATGAAGAACTTACTTTGGTAATTTCAGTTGCTCCAGCAGCAGATGCTGATGTGATTTGGGTTGTAGATGTTGCCTTAATATTTCCATTTGTATTTTCAACCAATGTAGGTATTACTTCAACACCATTTTGTAAAATATCCAATACAACAGCGTATGATGAACTTACAAGTTGTTCGTTTGCCGATACAGATTCCGTTACTTGGGTTGCATCAGTTACTTTTGTTAGAGATTCAATATTTTTGAATTCAGTTGGTAATGATACCAGTCCATTCTGAATCGTATCAACTACAACTGAGAATGATGAACTTATATCAGTTAAACTACTTCCACTAATTGCAAGTGAACCACTATATTGTTCAGTATCGTTAAATCTAATATTATTATTAGTATTCAATGAAATTGATGGAACTACTAATTCAACATTCGTAATTAGTTTGTTTACAATTAATTTGGCGTATTCAATAGCCATTGTAGTTTCAGTCAACTCTAATGAAGTTGTTTTAGATGGATATCTATAATAGTAATCCCCAGCTACAATACTTCTTTCATTACCACCCCATAGTAAATCAGTTGCAACAGCATCAATTATATATCCAACATCTCTTCTACACTTAACTCTATCATAAGTAAAGTATGGATATAATTGGTCTATAAATTCAGTTACGTTATTTTGTATCAACTCCTTATTATCCAACATTGAATTATATGCGGATATCGTTTCCGAATCTGCGTTTACCAACAATGTGCTTTGAATAATCTTATCAGCCAATCCAGCGGCATGTGTAATACCAGTTATTGTTTGGTCTGATTGTATCGTTGTTGCCTCAGATGGGAATAGGTAATAGAACTCACCAGCGGTAACACTTCGTTCGTTACCACCATATAAAACATCAGTTGCTACCGCATCTACGATATAACCAACATCTCTTCTACACTTAATATCATCGTATTGGAAGTTACTCCAAGAAGAACTCATAAATGAGATTACTTCACTTTGAATTAACTCCCTATTATCAACCATTAAACTATGAACAGTCTGTCTTTCAATTGAAGCAGTTACTAAGGTTACATTGTTTATTAATTTGTTTGTCAATCTTTGAGCGTACTTAACACCATCAACAGTTGGGTATAATTGTGCATCTACGTTTGGAGATTCACTACCACTTACAGTTGCTGAAGATGGGTATAGATAATAGAACTCACCGGCCTTACTACTTCTTTCATTTCCACCATAGTAGAAATCAGTTGTAACTGCATCTAAGATGTATCCTACATCTCTACTACAACTTGCTTCATTGTATTCAAAATTTGACCAAGAAGAAGAAATATATGCAATTACTTCATTTTGTACTAAACTTCTATTTTCAGAAATTAGATTAGATACTTCAATCGTTTGTTGAGAAGCCGTTACAAATACATTATTTTGTAATAACTCAATTGAAAGATTTTTAGCATATCCAACTCCATCTATCGTTGGGTCTAATTGTGATGTTGTTGCTGTTGATGGATATAGATAATAGAACTCACCGGCTTTATTACTACGTTCGTTTCCACCATACAGTAAATCAGTTGCCACAGCATCTATAATATAACCAACATCCCTTCTACAAGTTACATCATTATATTCGAACTCACTCCAAGAAGATGAAATGTATTCAGTTACTTCATTTTGTATAAATTCTTTATTATTAAATAATAAATCATATCCATTTGTTCTACTAAATGGTGCTGCCGCAAATTGATTACCAACTACAATGTTTTCAACCAATCTTCGTGCATAATTGATACCATCCTTTGTTTGGTCTAATTGTGAGCTTGTAGCTTCAGATGGGTATTGATAATAGAATACACCAGCGTTTAAACTTCTTTCATTTCCACCATATAGTAAATCCGTTGATACGGCATCTATAATATGACCAACATCTCTCTTACAAGTAACTTCGTTATAATCAAATGTACTCCAAGAAGAAGATAAGTAAGAAATAGTTTCCTCTTTTATGAATTCTCTATTATTTCTTATTAAATTATATGATGCTGATACTTCAGTTGATGCAGTTACAAACTCAATGTTTTGGATTAAGTTCTGAGTTAATTTACTAGCATATTCAATACCATCCAAAGTTTGATTTAGTTGTGAAGTTTCTGCCTCAGATGGATATTCTAAATAGAATTTACCATTTACAATAGATGATGAATAAACACCATATAATAAATCTTCAGCTGCCCCACTTACTATTAAACCAACATCCCTACTACAACTAGCTTCATTGTATGAAGCAGTACTCCAAGATGAAGATAGATAAGCTATTGTTTCATTTTGAATAAATGGTATATTTTCTTTTATAATTTCATACGCTGCAATAGTAGATGGATTCGTTGAAATCGCACCATAATTACTTGCGGTTAAATATGAACCACTACCATATGATATTATAGAACTTACAATTGAAATTGATGAAGATACAAAACTTATATCTTCTAAACTACCACTCAATGAACCAGTAAATTGTTCAGCTGAATAGAATTTAATATTTGAATTTGTATTTGAAACTTCGATGGGTAATGAATCTATACCCTTTCCTAATATATCTAATACGATAGCAAATGATGAACTTACGTTAACAACTTCAGTATTACTACCACTTAACGAAGAAGTAATTTGTGTTACTGAACTTACTTTGATTAAATCAGTTGTGTTTTCAATTAACGTTGGAATTGAACCCGTTCCATTTTGTATCACATTCATCACATTATTAAATGATGATGTGATTGTATTAATTATACCATCAGTAGAATCAACCGATGATGTATATTGAGTAAGTGATGTTTTTTTAATATTACCACTTGCGTTTTTAGAAATTGTTGGTATAACACCAACACCATTCGATAAGATATCAATCACATTTGAGAATGATGAACTTATATCAAATGATTCACTAATCGATGCAGTTACTTCAGATGAATATTGTGAAAGGTCGGTTACCTTAATATTATCAACATTATTTGTAATAACCTCAAACGAACCCAATGATGGAACATTAACGTATCTCTGAGTATCCGATAGTGGTAACTCATCTACGATGTTAATTACACCACCTGCATTTATATCATTACCATTTACATAAAATAGGGTATCAGGTGCATCAAATGGTACAATAAATGTAATAGTTCCAAATGTAGTACCATTGTTAGTTACCCCACTATTATATCTATATTTTGAATCAATACTTCGTTGAGTTGTTATGAAGAATGGTTCAGTTTCGGTAGGGATTGCATTTATATTATTTAATGAGTTTATTGAGAATGTGTATAAATCACCTCTCTTTAAAGTAAGAGTCGGGTCTTTAACACTATCATCAAATGAACCAGTATTTTCACCCAATATTCTACCATCAACATCATCGAATTTTTGAAGTTGTGTTTTGTTTATATTAAAACTACCATCTTCTAATGTTACCACCTCAAAGTAAGTAGATGTATCGGATGAACCAACTATACTCAAACTACCACTAATACCATATTTTATTATATCAGATACTATTGAGAATGATGATGATACTTTAGATATATTTGAAGAATCTACTGAAATTGATGATGTTATTTGTACACCATCTCCAAACAAAATACCTGCTTCAGTATTCTTTACTAAAGTTATATCAGATGGAATTGTAGTACCAATTGTGGTTGTTACTAAATTATCACCATATGAATTTTTAGGAATACCCACTGTTGATATTGGATTACCCTTTGAATCAGTTCCAATCGTTTCTTCAGTTGTAATCGAACTACCACTTTGAATAATTTTTATTACAGTATCAAAGCTAGATGTTACCACATTTGTAGTTTCACCAGTTGCTACAATGGATGAGGTGATTTGGGTAATTCCACTAACGTTTAGTGGATTTTCCAAATTCCAAATATAATCCTCAGAATTACCAGCAATAGAACTCAATACCGAATCAGTACCATATCTAATAATATCCTCAATTAAACCAAATGATTGAGAAACAATAGTTACCTCCGAATCAGTTGCATCAATTGAACCAGTTGTTGGTGTAAAGCTTGTTACTCTAATATTACCATCAACATTCAATATTACTTGTGGAGTTTCCAATACAATAGATTGAGCTACTGCTTTTGTGAATTCCTTAGTATATCTAATTGCTTCTAAGGTTTCCTCTAATTGAGTTGTATTAGCAATCGATGGATATAAGAAATAATATAATCCAGCTAATTCACTTCTTTCGTTTCCACCATAAAGTAAATCAGTTAATACGTTATCAATTATATAACCAACATCTCTTCTACATTTAACTCTATCATAAGAGAAGTTTGGATACTGAGTATCAATATATGTTATTGTTTCACTTTGTATTAGTGAACGATTTTCTTTTATAAGATTAACCGCATTAAGTACGGATGCTGATGCTGTTACAAATGTATCATTGTTAGCTAACTTTTCGGTAATACGTTTTGCGTATTTTACACCATCCAAAGTTTGTTGTAACTGACCAACAGTTCTATTATCAACAGTTGCCAATGATGGATATTTGTAATAAAACTCACCAGCGGTTACACTTCGTTCGTTACCACCATAATGAATATCGGTTGCTACCGCATCTAAGATATAACCAACATCCCTACTACAACTTGCTTCGTTATATTCAAACTCACTCCAAGATGAAGAAATGTATGCGATAGTCTCTGCTTTAACAAAATCTTTGTTTTGATAGATGATATCATATGCATTATCTAACTCAACAGAGGGTTCCGTAAACACCTTACCACCTAATATATTGATTGCCAACTCACTAGCATACTTTACGCCGGTTAATGTTGGGTCTTTTTCAGTTGTTGTTGCGTTTGATGGGAATTGATAGTAGTAAACACCACTACGAATTGATTCCTCATTTCCACCAAATAATAAATCATGTGCTGAAGATGAGATTATAAATCCAACATCCCTTTTACAGGTTTCTTGATTATATGAATGGTCACTCCAAGAAGAACTTAAATATGCAATAGTTTCATCTTGTATGAATGGTATATTTTCAATTAATAATGTATATGCGTTTTGAATATCAACAGATGGATTTTCAACCGAGCTACTTAAAATAGTAGTTGGTAGTGAACCAGTTCCGTTTGCCAAAATATCATATACAATTGATAACGATGAACTTACATATTCAATCGTTTCCAATGATGAAGTTACATCAGTTTCATATATAGGAGTTTCCGTAAGTTTATAACTTGCAGATGCGTTACTATCAATATCAGGTGAAAATGTTAATCCATTTTCTATAATACTAATTACCGTATCAAATCTATCAACTATTCTCTGAGATGTATCGGATTGAACTGCAAATGTTGAATATTGTTCAATATCACTTACCTTAATAGAAGAAGAAACATTATCTATCTGAACATAAGATGCCGTTGCAGCGTTACCTCTATCAATGATATCTAATGTGATATCAAAATTAGTATCAATAAATTCAATATCATCAGATGATGCAGTTGCTACATTTGTATATTGAGTATCACCACTTACATTATATAAAGAAGTTGGTCCGTATCCACCCTTACCACTTTTAGCAAGTAATTTAGGTACATTAGTTATACCATCCTCCACAATTGAACTCACAAGTCTAAAATCAGATTTAACCCTTTCAGCCACATCTATTGTAGAATCTTCTGAGATGAAATATTGTGGTACCTCATTTGGGTCGGTAATTCTCCTACCCTCAAATGTATTTGGAACTAAATCAGGTATAGATGATAACCCATTCTTAATGGTATCAACAATAATTGAGTAGTTATCTTGTACGTTAAAAAATGCATCAGCATTACCACCACTACCAGTGATAAAACGTGAACCAGACGCATACATACCATAATCACCGAACGAAGTGTTTGAGTTAAGTAGTACCGCTTGACCACCATCGATTACCTTTACCGAATATGCTGAGAAGTTGGTGAAGAAAGATACCAACTGAATGAACCCCCTACCAACAACTTGACAACCTACACCATTTGGTGCGATTTGTGTATATGCATCCAATACCATTGAAGCAAGTGGTGAATCGGGGTGTATTCTATTACCATCCACATTCAAACCACCACCCCCAGCAGGAATCTCCTCATACTTTTCTAAGAATGAGTTCTCTTGATTAGAAATCATCGAACAGTTCTGAACGTATGGCGATGTTGTAATAAATGCGTTTGGTGCGAATGCCACAGCGAATCCCTTTTCAGATACATCAACCGATGGGAATACTCTAAGATTACCAAATGTCATTTCAGATAAGTAGTTACCACTATTTACCCAAAATAAATCTTCATTTTCGTTTTTAGCAAGTACTTTAGTTACCCTCAAACCACTTCCCCACACAGTTGTGTTCTTTGGAAGTTCAATTGGATTATCTTCTAAATATGTACCAGTATCAACCTTAATAGCAAAACCAGTAAATAGTGAACCAGTTGGTAAACCATATCTACCATCATCACCATCGGTTGCAATCTTAGCTGCTTTTTTAATTGTTCTTAGTGGAAATTGTGGTGTTCTACCATCATTATCATCACTACCATTAGTAGATGATACATAAAGAGTTGCATCACTTTCCCCAAATTCTTTTGCTAGTATCCCACCAAATCTCTGCGAATCCACAGACTCATCAGCAAATGATGCGGTTGCATCTAATCTATTTGCAGCATTTGCAAATGCCAATGGCCCATCAATTGTTAATGAACCAGTAATTTCAACCGAACCAGTTACTCGTTGAGGTGTTGTTAAATCACTACCAATATCTATACTTTGAGATACTAAGAGTGAACCAGATATAAAGACAGAATTATTAACAGATATACTATCCTTAAAAATATTAACTTCTTCAATCTGTTTTTGTGGTATTAATCTAGCCATTATACTATTTGTGTAATTTTACCTTTAATTTCAAAGTCAGTCTCAACCACATCAGCTGGAACTCTTGTTATACTTTCAGTAAAAGTTATTGTAATTGAAGTATCATCAAATGTTACATCATAATTTTCACTTTGCTTCACTCCATATAAATATACATCTAAGTAATCTTTTGAATCTGAAACTACTAAATCTTCATACACAAATCGATACCCATCCAATACCAAAGTAAATAATGTTTCGGTATCACCATCAAGTGATATAGATGTAGGAGTTACCTCAAAAATAAAAGTATCTTCAATAACTTCTAATACAAAGTTTTTGAAGAATTGCCTATCTCTTCGTTTAGTGATATTACCTAAATCTATGTTTGGTTTTTTTCTTGCCATTATGATATATTTTCTAAATCACCCTCAATTATTACCACATCACCAATTTCGAATGACCATGGTTGTCCATAATTTGGGTCATTTGGATTTTCAATAATTGCTGGGAAGTTTTCTCTAATAAATTTTATATGAAAATCATTTCCAACTTGCTTAAATTTATAATCTCTTGGTGCTATAAATCCACCATTTACAAATACATCAAATCTACTATCAGAATTTCTCTTAGATTCTAATCTACTATCTAAAGTTTTTAATCTACAATTATTAGCTTTATAAATCCAATACAATTCATGTGTTAGATTTACAATTTCCATTGTAAACTCATTGGGTTGATTAACCTCTTTCATTATATTTTTAAGAGTCTTTATGTTCATAATTGCTCGTATTTTCCAACAATATCAACTTCATCATTTTCATCTAAATCAAATCCTAATTCAGAGTTGAATGTAAATATAATTTCATCATCGGTACCATTAAAAGAATATGTGTAATTTGATGCGGGTCTGAATTCTGAATTAACATATACCCTAAACCAATTTAACGTATCAAATGAACCAATCAGCTCAACAGGTAAAATTGGTAATCTAACATTTGTCAATGTAACAGTTGTGGCATTTGTAAATTCAGCTCTTTGAGAACTTCGTATTGCCACAAAATCAATTACCGATTGATATTCATTGTATATGTTAGGATTTGTAAATGATGTACCTGTTAAATCAGTCTCAACACCCCACATCACTTTCTTTGGTGTAAATGATTTCTTAACAGTTGGTTTATCATCATAAGTTTCAGGTAATAAATAAGCGTTAGTCACCATTGTGAATGATGTTCTAATTATTCGTTCCGAACCTTCACCAACTTCTTGCTGATTATCAAATGAATCAATACGAGTTCTAAACTTATATCCATTTTCAGTACCCCAATACCTATCAGTAGCATATTGGAATTGTTCTACAATAGTATTCATATGTTCGGTAAATGATGTCCAAATCATTACCTCATATGTTACAGTTACATAATCTGGAACCGATACCTCATATTGTTCAGTTGCTCTACTTGCACCAGTTTGTAAAGTAAATCGTTCGTATCTATTATGTTTAGAATATTTTTTGTAAGCAGGTAATGTATTTACATCTTTAAACTGAGCCATTCCATCTTGCCTATCAATGGAGTTTCGTTTAAACATTACCAATGGTAATTGAATCCTACCTCTACTATCTCTTAGATATCCGTTTGTTCGTGCATTATTCCAACGTTCAGCGTTACCATATAAAAGAGGAATTTTAACTTGATTTCCGTTCTCCTCCACTGTTGGAATAATAGAATCAACCATATATTCGGCAATAGTTGTATCTATATCAATAAGCTGAACACCCTTAGTGAACTCCTTACTGATACTTATTTGATTTGCTCTATTTGTTTCTCGCTTATTCATTAGATAACTCTCATTTCAGTTTGAATAGAACTTCTTCTAGTCATAAATGTTGAACATACAATTGAGAATTTCTCAGAACTTTGTCCACCAACTAATTGGTCCTCTCTCACATTATCGATTTCAAAATATGCATCATTATGCATTATAATATCACCAATCTCTGGATAGAAGTTCTTATCCTTCAACGTAAAGCGATTAAATCTGAATTCTACATTCTGACCTGAATCCGAACCGAATCCTTCATATGATACACTACTATCATCTCTATCAATTACGGCAGAACATTCAGTTCCTTGATAATATGTTTTATTTAGGGATTCCCCATAAAGGTTTGTTGATATATCTTCAATGGCAAGTTTAAATAGAACAACAGTTGTTTCAATAACCGCATCCACTAACTCCCTTGAGATTCCTTCAAAGAATCTTATATCTCTATCTAATGCAAATCTTGGCATATCTTATTATCCGGTATAAATCGATAATGGAACTTTTCTCAACATCTCTTGTTGATAGTTAGATTCATTGTTTCTAATTTCAAATTGAGTCTTTCTACTCAACTCTTCTAAGTTTTCTCTTAGTTGTTCAATCAAATTATCCTTTTCAGTTTGGGCCTCAGCTCGTAAAGCTGCGCCATCTAAAGATATTTCAGAACCTGGAATTGGAACTGAACTATATTTTTCTCTGATTGCTCCTAATAGTTCTTTTGTAAGAGCAAGTGTATATTTTCTAATCCATTGTTTACCAACATCATTTATGTATTGATATGGGATAAAATCATATCCAACGTTTGAGTAATCTGAAATTACATCAGGTTTTATAGTTGTTGAATTCTCAACAAATTCATTTCTTACAAAATATTCAAAAAACATTCTACCATTTGTAGTTGGTATTGGGAATATTTGTAATTTATTATTTGTAATGTTAAATGAGTGTGCTGATTTACGAATTTCATCATTAAATTCAATTGCCTGAATTCTAAGTATATCTTCATAAACAGGCATTAAGATAAATTGTGCGGCTGGTGAGAATGAACCGAATCCAAACTCATCAATCAAATTAAGAGTACCTTGCCCACTTACCGAATAAGGGTCAAAGAATCTATTGATTGCTGGAGTTGCTTCATGGAATACCTTAACTACATCAATTCTATTACCATTTTCAGAAGAACTAGCGAATAGTTCTAAATCATATGTTTGCTGACCAGCTACAACTTCAATGTAATCGGTTTTTATATCAGTATTACCACCCACACCAACTAAAGTACCATAGGCATCAGAAATACCAATCAATGTTGGTAAGAAAGAACCCTCTACTAATTTTTGTGAATAATTTTCACCCGTTGGTACACCTTTAAGTACATCGAGGTTATTTCTGATATTAAATTGGTTTACTTGTGCCGCATATTCCGCAGTTGCTTCCTCAAAGCATGAGTAAAAACTTTCATCAACTAATTCAACATTTTGTATTGGATATCCCAATCTTTTTGCACACCAATTGGCAATTTTAGGTGCATCAGTTTGAAAAACTGTATCACTATCAAATGTGCCAAATGGAGTATCTCCTACTGAGAACGATGATGAGCCAGGGTATATGTATTCTACTGCCATTTATTATTCCTCTCTTTAATATCTTATCTATAAATATAAAGAAAAAGAAGAATAGGTGTTTTAGTGTTGAGAATGGTTTTGAGTTCTTTGGATGAAGATAATCACATCTGCTATTTGTACCCCCACTCCAAATGGAGTAATATTAAACTCATTCCCATTTAATACAAAATCGGAATCAGAATAATATTGAAATATTTCATGGAACTTATGCCACTCAGTATCATTTTTGGAAAAGAATAAATCTCTACCAACTCTCGTATATGGAGTTCCAACAGTATTATTCATACTTAATCTAGCGTAGTTCTCAAAACTGGGATTGACTGCTGCTTTCATACTAAAATCAATAGTAATGGTATATACATCACCATCGTTCTCAGCTTGTATTTTTTGTTCGTTTGGATTGAAGAATGGAACGGATGAATGCATGTGAGTTTCAATAGAACCAGAACCATTACAAGGTATCACTATCGTTTGACCATCACCTATTAAGAATCCAGAAGATGTTGTGTAGGTTGTATCATCGTATCTTGCCCAACCCAATCCACTATATCCTAAACCTTTTGGTATTTGGACTTGTTGTGTAGTGTTATCACCTTTGGTAAACTCTATTACCGAACCAGATATAGATGAACTTTGGAATAGTGATGATGAAAATGAATTTCCATTTAGGGTATAATCACCAGTAATATCTACTGAACCAGTAACTCTCAAATTCCCTTCTATGATTTTATCACCATATTGGATATAATCACCAACTTGGGTCATACTACCTGAAATGTATTGGAATGAACCAGTTTCTGCAATGAATGAGTTTCCAGGTTCTACTAATCTCATACCACCCGAAGATATGTCCAAGTTTCCGAGGTTGTTTACGATATCAACAGTTAGTTCTCCACTTTGTTGAGATTCTATATGAATTGAACCAGATTGTAGAAATAATTCTTTAAAAGGTCGTTCTAACGAACCTAATCTTACACCTACACCGATTTTTGGTAACATATCACCACCTAACTCCGTTGTTCCACTTACGAAAAGAGAACCTGAAATTGTTACATCTCCAATAAAATCATGTGTATCATTGACCGAGTTTCCAAAAATAGTTGAACCACTATCATAAAGAATAGATGATGATATAATAGTTTCAGTTCCAATTACAATTAAATCACCATTAATAGTAGTATCGCCAAATGTTGTAGGTAAATCGGAATTTAATATAGAACCTAATGTTGTTCTTTTGGACTGACCATCGGATGCCAATGCCACCAAATCACTAATTTGTGGATTAACTTCTATTTGTAATTCTGATATTCTCTTATTTCCCATTATTCTTGTAATATTCCATATTCGTGTTTACCTTCTTGTAAGATAATATAATTGTAAGGTTCTTCTTGTAAAATAAAGTTGGAATTATTTCCCATCTTACGAATTAACTCTACATCATATTGTTCTTGTGATTGGTAAACGTACATATTGTATTGAGATACCACCTCATTGATATTACCAATGTGTTTGTTTAACTCATAATATGTGTGCCAATTCATCATATGAATATAAATATAATAAATTTCAGTAATAAGATATTGGCATAAAAAAAGAGGGAAGATTTCTCTTCCCTCTAATTTATTAAGAATCTAAAGTAGATTCCGTTAAGTTAACTGTCTATTAGATAGAAGCTAAATCTTTAACGAAGATTCTACCGTAGTATTCAGGACGAACCATTTTCTTAGCGTAACGAGTCATCACACCTCTACGTGGAGTAAAGTTGGTTGGGTCGTACACCAATGGAGTCATAATTAATGGTACATACGGAGCGTAAACAGCACCAGTTTCTAGGAAGTTGCTTCCTCTAAATCCTAACAAGATTTCGTTTGAAGTCATGTAAGGGTTTTTGTAAACTGTGTATCTGTTAGCGATAGCACCTACCGTAGTTACACCAGCAGCGAAAGATGAAGCATCTTTATCAGCAGAAACAGTGAAACCTGGGATAGATTCTAAGATAGTACATACATCAGGAGATGCAACTACGAAGTTAGCACCACCTCTTAAAGTCAATTGGTGAATCTTATTAGATACTTTGTTCAATTTAGTACCTAAAGTTTGGAACCAAGTGTTCTTTTGGTATGCAACAGCTGTGTTAGCACCAGACCATACACCAGTTGAAGAGTTGTACTCCTCACCGATAGTTGCTGACCAGTACTCAGTAGTCAATGCGTTAGATTTCAACATATCTAAGATTTCCAAGTCAATCTCTAATGAGATGTAGTCAGAAAGCATAGAAGTCAATTCAGCTTCAGCATCGATTGAGTGGTAAGCGTTCAAATCTTGCGCCAATTCAGGAGTCCATACAGCCTTTAGTTTTCTTGTCTTAGCAACGATTGCTTCAGACTTCAATTCTAAATCAACTTCTGGAATATCGATAGAAGTACCAACAGTACCAGCAGCACCAGCTACTTGTCCAGCGTTTTTACCATCTTCGAAATCACCTCTAGCGTAATCAGTTGGAACAACTGAGTAAGTCAATTCAACGTTACCAGCTTTAGCAGTTTCAAGACCAGCAGAAGCTGATACCATCATTACTAAGTTGTTACCAGATACACTATGGAATTGGTTTAAGTTAGTTGCAATCTCAGCGTTAGCGATATTGAACGAACGTACACCATCTACATCAGCAGTTGCTGGTTTAGCGAAAGTTGCTTTTACAACCTCACCATCAGAGATAGAAGCCGATAAAGAAGCGTCAAAACCTACATCAGCCCAAGAAGCTGAAGTAAAGGTTACTGAAGCAACAGCAGTAGATGCAGTTACATCATTTGCAGTATATCCGAATCTTCCTTCACCATATAAACCATTTACAGCTGCATCAGTAGAACCTACATCAGCACCAGTACCACCGAAAAGTGATTGACCAGAGAATGCAGGGTTACCACCTTGAGCAGTACCATATTTGAAATCAAGATAGAATACAAGTCCAGAAGGTAAGTTCATAGGTTGTACACTAACGAATTCTTTAGAAGCAATCTCACCAAAGATTCTTCTTACCAAAGGTAAAGCTACACCACTCCACTCTTCCGAGCTAGCTGCAGTACCTGTTTGAGTTGCCTCATCAAGCAATTGTTTTGCTTGGTTTTCGAGCATAACCGCCATTGCGCCTTGCTCTTTTGCGTTTAAGCCTTCAAGAAGTCCAGTTGCATCCCATTTGCTTTTCAATTGTCTTGTTTCAGACAACATCACCGCTTGTGGGTTCTTTCCTTCCATCAACTTAGATAAATCAAAATTTGCCATTTTATTTTTCCTTTTTAATGTTTGTTTGTTAATAATAATTATTTGATGTTAGCCAATTCTTTAAATCTTTCGGCCATCAAGTTTGTGCTCTCAGAAATGATTTCTTTCTTAGGTGCAGTTGAAGCAACTGGTTTAGATGCTGCAGCTTCTGCTACAACTCTTTTAGTTTTCTTCTCAGTACCTGTGAAATTCATCGATTCTGCTAACGTTGCGTAAACCAATTTTACCTCTCTAACAGAACTAGTTCTGTCTAAGTTTTCTACAACTTTAGTTTTTTGCTCATTAGTTAGGTTGTAACCTCTGAACAATCTATTAGCGTATAATAACTTTGCATTTAACAAGTTTACTTCGTTGATTGTAGATTGAAGTGATTTAACAGTGTTCAAAGCTTCTTCTAAATCTGCTTCTAATTCAGCAGTTTTATCTTCAACTTCTTCTTCTTCGTTTACTTCTTCTTCATCATCTCCGTATCCCATTTCTCTTAGGATTTCTTCCAAGTCGATTTCGTCATCCATATCTTCTTCTTCAGAAACTTCTTCCTCACCATGCATTTCTGCTTCGTGGTCTTCGATTTCATCAGATGCGATATCTGCTACTTCCTCTTCTTCTTCAGAGTCCAATTCTTCCTCCATAGATACTTCTTCTTCAGAATCCATTTCCTCTTCAGAAATTTCTTCTTCATCTTCCATACCCATTTCCAATTCTCTAATGATAGATTCCAAATCTAACTCATCCTCATCTTCCATTTCTTCATCAGCTTCCATTTCATCTTCCATGTCCATTTCTGGTTCCACTTCATCTTCCATTTCATCTTCTTCAGAGATAGTAGCATCGTCAGCGTTAGTTGGGTCCTCAATAGAGCCTTCACCTTCTTCGATAGAATCTTCTTCAGATTCTTCTTCTTCGGTAATTGCTGGTGTTGCTTCAACTGTTTCTTCCACAGCATCATCTTCAACTTCATTCGTATCAGAGTAATCTCCCTCTTCCATAGTTTCTTCTTCTTCACCTTCCATTTCAGCAGTTAGCTTCTTTGATAGGATAGATTGTAAACGTGGAGCGAAAGCTTCCTCTAATGCGATTTTAGCATTAGCGATTGCAGTTTCTCTTACAGCTTTGGCATCAGCAATTGCTTCTTTTAACAATTTTGAATTTGCCATTTACTTTTACCTTTTAAAAATTTTCTGAAGTTATTTGGGAACCCCAATGTAGATTAGTTGTAAATTGGTCGTTCGGTCACTAAACATTAAAAGTTAGTATTCATAAACCAATAAACCCATAAAAATGGGTTATTAACAATGATAAATATAATCAAATTTAGAAAACCATAAAAAAATATTATATTTTCTTTAGTTTTTATCTATAAGACATAAAAAAAGGTGGATAAACCACCTTTTCTTTTTATTTTACTTTTCCTTTTTGGATATCTCTTTCCAACTCTTCTGCTGCACGAATTACATCACCTACTGCATAATCAAGAGGAACATTACGATATTTAGCAATCTTTTTAATTACCGCCATTACAATTCTCTTTTCTTCGGTTGATGCACCTTCGTTTATTGATTCGTTTGATTTTACAAACTTATCAACCTTTGGTTTTAATTCTTTCCAAATAGATTTAGCTTTTTTATCTTTACTTAAAAATGAAACTACATCATCACCTGGCATTACAATACCATATGGTTGTATAGCCCCACTCATACTAAAATCACTCGAATAAACAATCTCATAATCATTACCTTTATGAGTTACTATAAGACCATCTATATCACCTCTTCTATTTATTTTCTTTTTAACATCAGCTTCGTTTACTGATTCATTTTCATTTATTTCAGAGATTGCTCTTTCTCTCATAATCTCTCTTACGATTTCTCTAAGTTGAGCTTCTACCTTTTTAGGTAAACCTTTATGAGATGTTGATGCAAAATCTTCGATATCCTTTTCACTCATTCTATCAACGATTGCGTTTACTTCATCAGAAACTTCAGAAGCAGGAACTTCTCCTCTTTTAACAGCTAATGCTAAACCGAATAATTTTTGTTGTTGTTGTGATTGTGCTGGCATAGTATTATTACTTTTAGATTAAGTCTCCTAATTTTAATTTAGCTTCATTATTAGCCATAGCTTTATCAAAAGATGTTTGTACTTTATCTGCTAATTCACCATGACCATCGTTTCTCATTTTCCATAAAATTGCAGCGATAGCTTTTTCACCATCCCATCCGTATTGTGAAGAGATTGTTGTTGCTACATCATTAGAACCATCAAATTCAGATGTAATACCATTAAAGTTTTTATTGTAGATGGAATTATCCATATCCCACTCTTCTCTTTCAGGCGTTCCCATTTCAGGAGCTTTTGAGTAATCAGGTCTTTTTGCTAATTCAGGTTTTCCTTGTAAGTCAGCGAAGATTTGTCTATTAGCACCATGGAAGTTTGAATCTTCTAATGTATCATGTACTATACTCAACATTCGTTTTTCATATTCTTCACGACCAACTTTATTAGGGTCAAATTTTCTTTTTGAAATTATTTTATTAATAAATTTTCTATCTTTTACAGTAGTTTCTTTAGGTGTAAGTTCTCCTTTATTTACTCTGAATACACCAGTTTCTTTTGAAATTTGAGATGGTAATCCCACAGCTGTTTTTGGTTCATCTGATTTTGGTTCAGATTTTTGAGGAGGATTTTGTTTTTGTAATTCCTGTCCTAATTCCTTAGCGTATGCAATTGCATCATCTTTACTATCAAACTCTTTCGTTCCCTTAACATCAGCAGGGTCATCTTCATTGTATCCACTTACCACAAATGCACTTTCACTATCATATACACTACCCGGTGCTACAGATACAGTATTACCACTATCATCACCAAATGTACTTGTACCTTCTAAAGAACCACCATCAAACCAAGAGAATCCATCAGATTCTAATGCGTTTTCAAAATCCTTTTCATCAGATTCACCATATGGTTCTGATTTGGGTTCACTCTTTTTAGTATCAGGTGCATCGTATCCAGCATCCTTAGAGAACATATTAGGTTTCTCTTTCTCACCGGCAGAATCACCTCCCTTCTCTGCCTCTTCTTTCTCATCATGAGTTCCAGCTTTGATAGCTGCATCTCTTGTATCTTTTGATTTGAATACTGATACTTTACCAGTAGATTTGTTGATAGCTGTGAAAGATTCTTCTTTCAAAAAATTTGTTAACTTTATCATATCAATAATATTATTTTCCTAATCGTCTATTAACTTCGTCAATATCCAAATCAGACATTTCATAATACCTATTTAAAATATTGCCCATATCTTCATATAAAGCATGTAACCTCTCATCCATTTGTCTTGCTTCAGAAGCAATCTTTTCGAATGATTTATCCATTTTCTCTAATTCACTTAGATTACGTTTAATAGTTACCTTATCGAACCAATCATCCGATTCACCTAATAGTAATGCTTTAGAAGCTTCTACGATTCCACCTAAAGTTTCTGCTACCTCTACGATATCAGATTTTCTTTTCATTTGTTCATCAAAACTTTTGTAAGTTGAGATAACTTCTAAAAAGTGTTTTTTAGTTTCGTTACTTAGTGGCTTATTAGCATCAAGTGATTCTGATAAACTAAATTTACCATCAACAATCTTTACTTCGTTGATATTAGTTTTACGGATATCATTGTATCCTTTGCTTACGTTTTTACCTTGTTTAGAATCGACTTTAAATTCGATTTTGTTTTCGGTAACGTATTTGTATATGTCAAATCCTTTTTTCATTATGATAATTCCGTTATAATTTCTCTCATTAAACTTTCTGCTTTACAAAAATCTCCACAAACATCGGTACCAATTTTCTTTATTACCGATTCGTTCATAGGAGTCATAAATGCACCATGTGTAGATGGGTTGGATACGAAGTCCCAACCGATTAATTCAAAATCTTCACCAACTTCCACTTTACCTTCTCCAATATTACTAACCGAACCCATACCTCTTGATGAGATACCTAATAGGATACCAGCTCTTAATAATTCTTTTAGAATATTTCCAGAAGGAGTAGGTAAAATTTCAACTGTACCTACAACATCATTACCTTCCCAATGTACTTCTCTGATATTATGAGATACATTCTTTAGGTTTATAACCGAAGAATCTGGGTGGTCTAACTCACCTAATGCTCTTCGTTCCTTAATAAGGGTTTGATATTTATTTACTTCTCTTTCTAATATATTTCTTGGGTACACTCTACCGTTTTGGTTTTCTGCACCAGAACGTTGAAGAACTCCCTTAACCAATGTTCTACCAGAAGCATCTTCATTAACACTACCTTTAAACAAATTAGTTTCTATAATTAAATTTTTCATTTCGTTCCTTTGTTATTTGTTGTACATTGTTACCAATGTATCAAACTCAGCTTTTACACCATCAGTTAATACATTTTGAATACCTTCATTAACCAATACATCAATTACATCCTTTGTTTCAAATTTACTATTTAGTATATTTTCAACAATAGGTCTTTCCATAAATGTAATTACCTCAAATGCCAATTCCTTTGATAACACTTCACCGAATTGTTGAATCATATTCTTTTGAACTGGGTTGTTAGGTTTACCTGCTATCGCAGATACTAATTTTAATCTATCTGAAAGTTTACCTTTCTTAACGAATTGATATAGTTTCTCAATGTCTAATTTATTATCATCAACAAACTTTTGAACTGCGTTTTTGTTCAAACCAGTATATCCACCAATTTCCATTGCAGTTCTTGATGCAGATTCGTTTACTGATTCCATTAAACCAATTGCTGTACTACCAACAACTCTTTCAGCACCATCTGCATATTTCTTATTTAGGATTGCAATCTTAGTAGGTTTATCAATTAGATACATTGGTAACATATTTGTAGAGAATGAATATTTGATTCCATTCTTCTTTAACTCACTACCAATATCCATAAATGATTTAGAATCTTTTACGATATCAGCAAGTTTATCTAACATTACATCATGTTTACCTTCAGTAACTATTGATTCGTTACATCCACCACAACCACAACCACATCCAACTGATTCGTTTTTCTTATTTATCGCTTTACCAGCTTTTACAGCATCCTTATGTGCTTGTGAATTACCATGTGCGGGTTTCTCACCTCTAGCTTTCTTAGCTCTTATGTTTGCCCATAGACCTGGCTTTTCTTCATTAACATCATCTTCAGCCGTTTTACCAGCTCTCAGTGCTGCTAAATCAGATGCTTCAATCTCACCATCACCATCAACATCTAATTTATGTTGGTCTCCTTTAAGAGCTTCATTCTTTTCACCCTTTGCATCCCAAGCGTTATCTATTTTGTTAAAAAATGCTTTCTTTTCCTCATCACTCATAGATGGGATAGATTTACCTGCTTTTTCTAATGCTTTCTTAAAAAACAATTTGTAATCAGCTTCTTCAGCCATTACTGTTTTTAGGGTTTCTTTAATCTGGTCTTTGGTGATATCCATAGTTGTTATTCCTATTAAAAGTTTTGTATTGAAGTTGCAATACTATTTAACCTCTCTCTAATCTTTGAAAGAGTTTTTTGAGTACGTTTCCAGTATTGGTCTGATTCCAATCCGCCTTCTTTTTTTATTTTACCATACCAACCTACAAACTTTTCGATTTCCGAAAGTTGTTTGTTGACATTTGAAATTCCTCTACCAATTTTTGCTTTTGGTGAGGATTCATCTTTTCTTAACTCATGCCAACGATTTTCGTTAACCTTTTTGTATCCAGTTGATTGATTGATTTTTTTTGTATGAGAATCATCAGGCTCAGCATCCTCATCATCACCATTTGTACGTTTAAACGCATTTGGGGTGTTGTATCCAGCTATATCACCAGAAGTAGTTGCTTCCTCAATATCCAACTCATCGTTTTCAATTTCAGCAATTAGTTCTTCGATATATTTCTTTAAATTATTTTCCATTAACCTTACTCTTCAACTCTTTAATTAATTCGTATGAAATCATTAATGATGAAACGTGGTTATCGGAAACTACTTTACCAATTTTGGTTTTAGATAAAACTGATACAGTTTCAGCTAATTTAATTTTGGTTACTTTATCGTTTATAGATTTACCCAATGATTTCATCTCAGAAATGATTTTAGGAATTTCTTTTTCAATGAACGATTTAAATCCAGTTGTGTTGGATAGGTTATTGATATATTCCTTTAATAAATTTTTCTGATTATCATCTAAGTTGGAATACTTTTCATTGAAAGTTTCTACCAATATTTTATAAGTAAGTAAACGTAAATCTTTATCTTGCTTTTTATAAGCCTCAACCACTTTATCGGATTCTTTCGATTCAACTAATTTAGTTGGCTTTGATGTAATGTTTTCGATTAGGGTAATCTTCGAATTAAATACATCCTTTACATCGTAATCTACATAGTTCTTAGATTCAAATATTTTATATATAGAAGCTAATACCTTATAGTTTGATATAGGTGAAGATAAGAACTCATCCATATTGAATGATTCGTTAATCTTTTTAATAAGATTATATTTTTCTTTTTGCAGATTTTTTTGATTAATTCTACTGTGAGCTTCATTGATTGTATCAATAAACTTTTCGGCTCTAGTTTCTGAATTATACTTCTCCTTTAACAATAGGTCGTATAATCTAAGTTCTTTGTTTAGCTCAGTTTTAGCTGAGAAGAACTCACTTACTATAGCCTTAGCCGTTTCAGTAGTATCACCATTAAGAACCTCTAAAGTGATTTGCCTCACTAAAAGTTCAAAAAGAATACCGGTATTCTTAAATTTTGAATGTTTTACTCTCTTCATTACGTTATTTACCCTATAATAATATATTCCTATACGAAAGTTTATCGTATATAAATATAAGTTTTATTTTATTTATTAAATTTTTCCTCGTCTAACAAATTACTATCACTTAAAAAGTCGGTTTTTTCAGTAATTACTTTCTTTTTAGGAGATATACCATTCACATATTCTTTTGCGAATTTGCTAGCTTTTCTACTAACCTTTACTTCATTTTTCTTTAAAGCTTTTTGATTTTCCTTAGCACCTAATGGGTCTCTACCATATGGGTGTTTATCTTTACCATAGGTGTTACCTTCCTTTGGTCTGCCACCCTTATCAACTGATAACGATGTTTTAAGTTCTTCTAATTCATCCTCTACTCCCATAGGTTCACTCTCCATTGCAGGGTCATTACCCTCATCTTCAATGGAACGATATCTGAATCTATCTTTAAGGTCATTAACCATTTGAGTTTTTTGATAATCAATCTCATCCTTACTCATATTAAAGATGTTTTCATATGCCCACTCTTTTGAAATCATATTCAACTGAGTAATATCGGAAACCAATCTAACTTTTTCACTCCAAAGGTTTACCTTCTCTTGCTCATAAATTGTAGATGGGTTAACTAAGTTTAATTCAAAATCAACCATTTCCGGTCCTTCAATACCCTGTGCAGCTAAATGTACAACAGCTAACTTAGTAAGTTCAGATACCAATGTTCTTTGGATTCTCTCAATTGTTCTTGCAAATCTTACATCTTCTGCAGCAAGAGTTGCTTTACCATTTACATTCTCATCGTATCCCAAATATGCTTTTGGAATTTTTAGAGCTGCAAATAGTTTATTCTTTAAGTAATCGATATCCTCAATAGCGGTATAAGTTAAACCACCTAATGTATCAATCTCAGTACCACTATCACCACCTCTAACAGGTAAGAAGAAATCTTCAGTTAAGTTTTGAATGTTGTACTTTAAGTTGTAATCACCAGTATTCTTATCAATGAATGGAGTTTTCTTCATTTTATTGATAATCTTCTGCATGTAGTTATCAACTTCAGTTGGAGGAATGTTACCAATATCGATTTTGAAAACTCTCTTATCCGGTGCTCTCATAATTCTATGAATTAACATAGCATCTTCCATAAGAGAAACTTGCTTCCAAATTCTTCTACCATTTTCAATCATTGCCTTTCCATAAGGAAGGAAGTTGGTATCTGATAATAATCTGAAGTGTACCATTTCAAAGTTTTCGTATTCACCTTTACCATTTGGGTCGTGATTAACTTTGAACTTAACATAGTTTGGGTTTATTGGGTCAGTATTTTCCAATCTCTCAGTTTCATAAACTGGTAGTGGTTGTACATTGATAATTCCCTTACCTTCAGCAATTTCTATTGATAAAAAGAAATCACCATACTTAACCATATTACGAGTCCAAGCCCATAGGTTAAATTCTACATTAAGAATATCATAGAAAAGATTTTCTAATAATTCTTTTACTTTTTCATTCTGAGTTTTGATTTGAATAACATCACCAAATTCATTCTTTAGTGTTGATTCATCTGCGTATATATCCAATGCAGATGAAATAATAGGGTCATTATCCATTGCATCATAATCTCTAAATAATTCTCTACGGACCTGATGATAAGCCATTGATTGAGCTGCCATCTGGTCTCCATAGAACGAACGTTGTAGTTTTGTGTACCTATCCCTTAAATTCATTAAGTTAGTACTACCCTGCTGTCTATCATCCGTATCCTTAACTGTCCTCTTACCATCCTTGTCAACAACGACTACGGCTTGGGTAGAGAAAAGTTTAGTTAACTTTTGAAAAAATGAACTATTTTGTTGTTCTGCCATTCTACTTTTCTTTATTTAATAATCTAACTAAGATACAAAAAATTATTAATATATCCTAATTTATTTACCATGCTTTACAACTCCAATATCTTGCTCCAGTTCTTGGACCAGGGTTATCACAATTATGTCTTGCCCTAAATGCTTTTTTTCGTTCTGGGTTATCTTTCTTAATTCTCATAGTTTTCTCACCTGCTTTTTTAGCTGATGTTCCACCATGTCCGAAATTAACCTTCACAACATTTCCTTTTGGATTCTTAACATAAACCTTAAACTTCTTTACATCACCTGCCATCGGTTTGTTGAGTTTTACCTCTCTACCTTGATATTCAGCTTCGTTTACATCCGGCTTATATTCTTTTATGAATTCTAAAAATTCTTTTAAATCATCATGGTTTTCTACATCATATTCAAAGATATCATCTTCGAATTGCTTTGTAAAATCATCATAAAGTTCTTTAGTTGTATTATCCATAATAAATCCTATACTATATAAATATAAAAAAATTGATTTATAACCAATTTGTTAAGTCTTCGTGAGTACCATCTCCAATATCCATTTTCCAAGGATTATCATCGATATCATTACCACCATATATACCAGTATAAGTATGAGATGAAATACTGTTAATAGCCTGTTTGGTTAAATCAACACCTTCTTGTCTTAACCTAAGAGCAGTATCTCTAACCCATAATCCAATTGCAAGTGCCATAACTAAATCATCGTTATAACCTCGCATTGCTTCAGCTCTTCCATTATTCCATATGAATGTAAACATCTCATCAATCGTTCTTACTGAACGTAATGTGATTGATTTATCTCTTATGTACTCTTCCAACTTTGAGATGATTAGAGGACGTGTTCTGGATGTTGTGGAGAACCCTGCTACTTGGTTCCTATCTTGCGAGCGATATTTATTTGTAAATTGATTACCAGCATCCACATATTTTATATCCTTATCAGTATAATATAGATTGGAATAATTTCTATCAATTACTTGTTGTATTGCAGCCCAACCAATATTAGCGTTTTCAATTACTAATAGTGCGTTATTATATTCAGTTGATAATGCTACTAAGAAGTTTCCAAAATCTTTTGTATCCAACTTACCTTTATATTCGGCAACCTGAGTTGATGCCACCACATCAATAACATGAGCGGTGGAGAAATCCGATGAATCTCCCCTCGCAACATCGGCTACAACTATGTATGATTTATTATAATCAGCATATTCCCATTTCCAAAGATTTCCATCAAACCCTGTTTTTTCGATAGGGTCTTGGACGTAAGTTTCTTTATAGAATTGTAAAAGTTGTGGGTCTATAACACTATCTCCAGACGATACAAAATCACAATCACATTCTTGTGCTGCTCCTTTAGGTCCTAATAATCTTTCTTGCTCATCTCTCCAATCTTGGTCTCTTTCAGGGTGAACTGTCCAATGTAATCTGATTGTGTTGAAATCATTTCTACCTTCTTCAGCACCTACCCAAGTTTTGTGATACCAATTACCCACACCATTTGGAGTTGATAACACAATTGCGTTACCCCCCGTAGATAACGTAGATTGAGCCGATACCCAAATCTCTTCAATCTTATCGATGAAAGCAGCCTCATCAAATACCAATAAAGATAGTGCTTCAGAACGACCAGCATCACCAGCGGCCGAAGTTGCTTTGGCTTGTGAACCATTTGCATATCTAAGTGATAGTTTGTTATCTTCTACTGTTTCCAACTTTAACCAAGATGGTAAGTATTGGTTCATTACCCTAATTTTTGTAATTAAGTTCTTTGCAACTTCTTGCTTAGTTGCAATTACCAATACGTTAAAGTCTTGATTAAATAACATTTTCCACAATGAAAAACCTGCGGTTAATGTTGAGATACCAGTTTGTCTGGATTTTAATATGATGTTATATCTATGGTCTTTAAAATCAACTAAAGTCTCTTCCTGAAAAGGATATAATTGGAATTGTATTTTTCCCCTAACTGGGTGTTGAATCATACAATACTTTTTCATAAAATAAATTGGGTCAGAAGCACACTTCTGATACTCCAATTTGATTATTTCTTTAATTGATTGCTTAGCCATAAATTATTTATTCTTACCAAATGATAATTTCCAATACATACCACCACTAATATATGGTGATAGTTGTTGTATGTTAGAATTATTTTGCACACCTAATCCTAATTGAAATATTTTATCTTTTTTAGTTTTTAGTAATAGAGATGTTGATAAGTTAGTAACCACATCTTCTCTATTGAACCCACCATTTAATCCCCAATATAATTGAGTTTTTGGTAGTTCTTTTACTATTGTAGTATTATAAATTGTTGGAATTTTAAATGTCCAATCTACATCTCTGGATATGATTGAGTTTTGTGATATGTTATCGGTTATAATACCAAATCCCAAATTTGGAGATGGTTTATTACCTAAAGAATCAGTAACCCCATTTGGAAATTCATATGAAAGATTTAAAGTATCTTTGACTTGATATGTTGCAAAGTATTTTTCTACAATAGCCAATGTATCTACATCAATTGGAATTTCAACTTCAACGGTCTTTACTTTGGTTATATATTTTGGTACATATGTAGGTACCTTTACTTCCTTAGTTACAACAACAGTATCAATAGTTTGTTTCAGTAACTCATAATCTTTCCCATCAACTTTAATGGTTTCTATTTCTTTAGTATCATTACCATCACATCCTCTCATTAACACCACAATACACAGTGCTATTATTAGGAGAGTTTTTAAATCAAATTTCTTTAACCAATTCATAATTCATATCCTTTAATTTCTCATACGCAATATTACGTTTTTCGATAACTTCGATAAGTTCTTTCTTACCATTTTCTATATCGGATTCTATTTGAGCTTTTAAAGTTTGAACATCATCATTTGATTGCCATTTTTCTACCGAACCATCATCATTTACATATTCGTGAATGTTAGATACTTCTTTAAGAGCTTGATTCCATTTTTCTAAAACATCAGTTCCGTAATCAGCCATATTAGAATATATTCTATATTCTTCATATGATTCCCATAAACCATCTTGCTTTATAATAAGTTCTCTCTTTGCTAAACAACCAGCACAATAACCAGTTTTAGAAATTAACTTTTTATCTGAATTTGAAAACTTTCCACTAACATCACAATCAGTAGCTTTACATTGGGATTGCTTCTCAATGTAATTTCTTAATTCAGACATTACGTTTGACATTTTGGATGATTTTACTCTACCAAAATCTTTTTGTTCCCAAACATTACCATCAGAATCACTCCAAATATCACCAACGTTACGTTTTACTTCTTGTTCTTTGATATCAGAGAATCCGATTTGAGTATTTTTTTCATACTCACCAGTTTGTACCATATCAGCCAACTTTCTACGAGTTGGATGCATGAACTTTCTACTAAATTTTTTATCAGCCATAACCTATTATATATTCATATATATAAGTATTCGATTTTTTACTATTCGTAAAATAATCCCAATATCTGATTTAATGGTGCGAATGTTCCAGTCAGTTTGAAAGTTTTACCACCATACACAAATACGATTCCTTCGTTTGGTACAATCTTATCCTTACCACCAATTGCGTTCAATCTTTCCAACTCCAATTTGAGTTTAGCAATCTTCTTAACATCACCTGATTTCTTCACATCTTTAATGGTTTGGTCTAACCTCTTCTTCATATCTCTAACTGCCTTATCAGGGTTAGCTGCAAGAACCGAACTCATAAAGGATAGGATATCTGCACCAATCCCTAAGAAGATATCTTCAAATGGTCTGATGTTATCCTTAGCCATTTTAGCATGGTCATTTTTATCAATACCTTTAGCCCATTCTAAAGTTTTCTCATCAGTAATATTCTTAGAATCTAATCTGAATGATTTATCGTAGAATGCCCATCTCTTAACTAATCCCATTAGGGTTTTGTTATCCAAAGTAGATGGTGATTTTTTAGTTACGAAATCTGTCCAAAAAGCTTGATGATAATCTGCGATACCATCATTATCCTTCAACTTAAATTTGGATTGAAGTTTTGAGATTTGTCCGTTGTACTTTCCTTTTAGTTTTGTTAAATCCGTTGATTTAGGTAACTCATTAATTGGTGGCCCTTGGATTGTGTAAGCTGATTGTACATCTGCATTCACTTGTTTAATCATTCCCGCAAGGATTCTTGCAGCTTCCTGATTTTCTCCAATGGCAATTCCGTCCTCGTTATATTCCATAGTCCCATGAAATACAAGTAGTGCTTGGCCATAAGGTATTACATTTACGGAAGTAGGGTAGATAACCTCCAAGTTCATAAAACAAGCACCACCCTTAAATACCTTTTCTCTTTGTTTATCAGAAAGTGATTTTATTGCTTTTGATAAATCATTCATAGCAAAGTTATAAGCTTTTTCCAATTCACCTCTACCAGCAAATTTAGTTGCTACACCATTGATATCCAAAGCATTCTCTCCCTTATTTTTTAGGTGTCCTTTGTTTCTTGCTGCAACTAATCTTCCATCTCTCCAACTAACTGCCAATGCCTGTCCATCGGTTTTTTCTCTAGCTAACTCTAGGTTACCTTCTAATGCTTTGTTTACAATATCTTTTAACTGCCCAAAAGTCAAGTTGATTTCAGTATCGAATGGGTGATTCATATGTCCATACGCACCGCCTTCGGTTAGTAGAATTTCATTTAGTAATTCTTTTAATCTTATCATTTCTTCACTTTCATTTATTGATTTATAACTCACCTTTGGATATTCCTTAGCTATCTTTAGTAAATCCTTTATACCTAACCCCACTTTTATAGTTTTAAGTTTAAAGTTCTTATCTAAATTATATAATGCTGCCACTCTATGATGTCCATCTAAAATGTAGTTATCTTTAGATATAATTACCGGTTTAGATAAATTTGATTTTTCAACATCCAAAAGTGCCTTCACTTTATCAACATTTAAATTTTTTTGAGTCATTCCAATTTTGGAAACATCTATCGTTGATGCCGATACAGATACATTATTACGTTTTAAATATGTTACAAAATCACTAACATCCTTTGAGTTGATTTGTGGCATATCTTTTCTATCTACCCCTAACGATTTGGATATACGTTTTATGGTATCTTCAGAAATACCGCCACTCAATGCATATGGTTCATTATATTGTAGTTCCTCTTTATCAAACTTTTTTCGTAACTTCTTCAATTCCTTATTATGGTCATCAATCCATTTTTGGTATGGATAACCATGTGGTGCTAGTTGTTCGGTTACAGGTTCGTAACCCCTTTTCTCAGTATCCTTTTCTTTGGATTGGTGGCCACCCATTTTATCGTCATCATCAAAATCGATAGTATCGGGTTCAGCCAATGAACCTCTTTTTGCAATTGCAGATGTTTGATGATGTTTATTAAAATCTTTTTCTAATTCTGATTGATTAGGGTCTAAGTTTACTGGCTTATACTTATCACTTATTTTAGTTGGTAATGATTCAAACTTATATTCAGGTGATGAAGTCTTGAAATCATCTTTTCTCATTATGGTTTTAGCGATTATCTTATTCGCTTGTTTCATAAATGGAATATTCAAATTTGTTCTATTATCCTTTGCTACAATCTGATTGTATTGATTAAGGAAACTTACAAATTCTTTTTTCTTCTTACCCAATCGTTTAAAGAAACCAATCAACTCAGCGTTGGTTACTTCCTTTCCGTTTCTTGGGTCGTTTAATCTATCGAAGAAATGTTTACCAGTTAGAACTACATCTACTGGTTTAAATTGTTTATCTGCAAATGTATCAATCTTCTGAAGGTCTCCCATTGGGATTTCGTTGATTGGTAATTTACCCCAATCTTTTCCTTTAGTGAAAGTTTTTGGTTTCTTAATAGTTCCTAGATGATGTTTATCGTAGTACACTTCAATGTATTCAACACCTTTACCACCTTTGAATAATTTATCAGCTGCGGCATTTACAATGTTTTTCATAAACCCATCGTTTGCTCTTGGAAGATACATATCAACCTTTTTACCACTCTTATCGTATCCGATTGCATCAAATCTAGTACCACCAAACTCATTGAGTTCAACTTCTATACCTTCTTTAGAATACATTTTATATTTAAAATCGGTATTGGTAAATCTTACCTTTACATTATGTTGTTTGTAGAAACGATTTAAGGTGTTTACCAAATCACCAATTGTTGCTTTCATTTGTTCAACATCGTTGGGTTTGTATGCGTAGAAAAACTCCTTTGGAAATAAATCCTTTACAATGTTTGCTATTGAAATAGTTAAAGATGCTTCATTTAATGTAATACCTAAGAAGTTTTCCTTCAAAGGTTTCATACCATTTTTAACTCTAACTTTATTTAGTTGTTTGATTATCTCCTTTTGTTTTGGAGAGTTTGGCATTGTTTTTAATGCCTTAGTAGTTAGTTGATAAATCAAAGTTCTATCTTCCGATGATATCTCTTCAATCATATTATGTGAACGTTTCCAATCATCTAAACTATCTAAATCATATTCTTTTGATTGATTATCAAATCCACAATTGTGGCAGAGGTATTTTTCATCATCATTTGATGTAATTTCCCATTGGTGATTACATTTTTCACATTTAATTTCTTCACCATTAAATTCAACTACAATATTTTCTTCTATTAATCGTACCTTTAAGACTGGTTTACCATTTATGGTAATATCACCCTTATCATTTTTACCAATAGTTTTAACTACAATTTTTTTGTTTTTGAACTTACCACCCAATACAGTATCACCTACGTTGATTGGGATAGTAATATCTTCTTTTACAATATTTGTATTTGGGTCTTTTACTTTTTTAGTTTTACTGGATTCCTCTTTATCATGCTTAGAATCCAATGAATCTAATACAGAATATCCAACTAAACTAGCAAAACGAGTTGCGTGCTTAAACCATAAGTTATAGGCTTGTGAACCATAAAAATCTTTTTGGTTAGTTGCAGTTGTTTTACCAATTACCCCAGCAGGGAATGGTGTTACCGCTTTTACAGGTCCTTTTGGATATATTGGATGTGAATCGATATCAGTAAGTTCATCACTCATAATTTGTGATAAAACAGTATACCCAATTGCTTCGGCTCGTTTCTTAGAAACTTTATCAAATGATGCATATGATGGAAACACAAAGTTAGGTCCATCATCTACTTCAGAAGAACCACCTATCTTAGATGCCTCTTTGATTAACTCAACGTTATCAACTATCCAATCTTCTATTATGTGTTTTGGAATAAAGATTCCCTCAGATGTTATCTCAGGTAGTTGTGATAACTTACCAGCTATGAATTTAAATATTTTTGGATTAAACTTACCATATGCTCTTTTTGCAAAAAACTCTTTCTTATCCTCATCTGAACCACTTCGTAATCCCATTCGAACATCGGTTCCACTTATTGGATTAGATTGCTGAGGAGCTATATAAACGTACCCTTTATCTTTATATCCTTCAAAATCTAAGTTATCTTTGTAAGGAGTAAAGAACTTACCTCCTAATCTACTTGCATCCTTTTTGCCAACAACTGTGATAAATGCCGTAGTATCTTCATTGAATTTTTTAAGTACCTCAGTTGGTATATATGGATTTTTTACTTCAATAATTTTGTTTGATGGGATACCAAACATTGTTGTCATTATTTGCTTCTTCTCTTTGAAGTTAAAAGGTGATTTTTGATTATCGGTTTTATTGGATGTTCCGATATATACATTATCTTTTCCAAACTTCTTTACTAAATGTGAGTAAGTAGCATAATGACCTTTATGAAAAGGTTGAAAACGGCCAGCGTAAACAACAACTTTGTTGTCTACACTGTCCGCTTCCAATAATATACTTTCTACTAAAAAGTTAGATAAATCATTCATTATAATAGTACGTTTTCTATTGTACTATATAAATATAGGATTTTATTGTTTTACAACTTCCATTTGTTGAGCCATCTTTTCTTTAATCGATGGGTCAAATGTAATTGTACCTTCTTGTAGATTGATTTGTCCTCTTGGGTATTCCTTTTCAAGTTCACCAACTAAACCTCTAAGAGCTTCGTTTTTCTCTTTGAAATCAGTTTCTGCTCTTTCCAATCCTTCTTCAAGTTTTACCATCTCATCTTCCAACTCTTTTCTTCTTAGATAAAGTTGTCCGAATACATTTACTAACTGAGATATCTCATCATTAGCTTCTTTAATTGGAGTTACTACATCTTCACCTAGTTCTCTAGTAACCAATTCGATTTTTTGAATTTCTTCGTTTGCCATAATACTTTTTAATTAAAAATTTTGTTTTTTGAATTCATATATAAATATACATAAATTATGTTTTCGTTATAATTGTTACACCTCTCTTTTGTACAACTTGAGATGCACACTCATTTCCAAAGTTTATTGATTCAACTACATCGGAGTTTTCCAAATACTTTGTAGTGAATCCTGCTACAAAAGTATCACCTGCTCCAGATATATCCATAATCTCAACTTGTTTGGTTGGATACATAATACCATTATGTTTACACCCATCCTTATCAAGTGTGATTATAAGCTTTTCAACTATCCACTCATTCTCATTAATGAATGTTTCGTTATTTAAATATTCAGTTCTATTTAATTTGATAAATTTTAAATCCCTACACCACTCACCCAATTTCTTTTTGGTATCGCAAATTGTGATAGGATGATTGAATGCTATATGAGCAATATCACTATCCGATAGAAACCCCTTATTGTAATCTGAAATTACAACCATATCATATTCCCAATAATTGGTGGGTAATATATTGATATCAATTTGTTTTACATCATCACCCTCATCTACTCTCAGTAAAAGTGTATTTGATGATTCATGTACATATCTGGTTTTTGTTATGGTGGATGTGTGTGTTATGATATCAACATCAACTCCCAACGATTCTAAATTGGATTGTACATTTAGTGCCATACCACCATTATACCTCTCATTGGTTGGATTAAAAACAGGAGCGGGTCCTTCTGGTGAAAGACGTGGAGTATTTCCATAGATAAAGATATCCATACAACTTTCTCCTATTAAAAGTACTTTACTCATTTGTTAATATTTTTGTTGTACTAAAATCTTCCATTCTATTAAAGAATACCATTGATTTAGAATGATGTTCACCTACAATTGGTTTATCCTTATAATCAGAACCGATTACAAATACATCTGGTTGGTATCGTTTAATTGCCTCATCTAACATTATTTCAGAATCAAATACAATCACTTTACTCACTCCTTTAATTCTCTCCAAATTGTACTTACGTTCTTCCTCAGAGTGAAATGGTCTATCATCTCCTTTTAGTTCCTTTACTCGTTTATCAGAATCAATTCCAATAACAACTAATTCACCAAAGGTAGATGCGAACTCAATCATTTTAAAGTGAGCATGATGTAGAACATCAAAACACCCATTCATCCAAACTTTTTTCATTATAAGAATTTCTCTAATTCGTTAATTACCATTTGAGATGATATACCCTTAGTACATTCAAATTGTCTATTTGTACCCTTATGGTCTGGACACCAATTCCAATCACCGGCATCTAATCGTAATCGATTAAAACACCCACTACACTTATCATTAGGTGGAGTTATTCTTACACAATCTTGCATCTCTGCCCAATCGTATGAGAATCCACTAATCAATACGGTCTTAGTTCCCAATGCCCAACTTAACCAACTCAACCCACTACCAATACCAATAAATGCTTTTGATTTTCTCATTTCATCCATTACGGATTCCAATGGACCCGATGGGTGTTGTATGATTCCGCTTGGGTGTTTATTACCCATATAGTTATCACCTTCATTGGAAAGTAATTTAACTGTATATCCCCTACCATTTAGCCAATCAACTACTTCTTGCCAACCTGTTGGATTGTTCCAATATTTTGATTGGGCTGTTCCGTGAATTGCAATGGTAATTAGTTTATCATCCTTTACAACATTTGATTTTGGTAGTAATGGTTTTATCTCTTTATATTCCAATCCCAATATATCAGAACCCATCTTTTGCATTGTTTGGGTTTTAAAATCATTAGGATTCTTTAATTGATTTACACTACCATCTTCATTATAGAATAAACCAACATCATACATTGCATATAAGTTTGGTACAGTAGAACCAGGTGTAACGAATTCAAATTGAGGATATTGTTCTTCAAACATATGGTTATGAAATGTAGATACAATCAGTTCACAATTGTGCTTTTTTCTAAATTCCTCAAAATATGGAAACCAAGCTAACGTATCTCCTAATGCTCTAGATGACATTGCGATAAATACACGCTTTCCATTTGGATTGAATTTATGTTCGTAAAATAATTCACTACCTCTGAATATTTCAATGTTCCAATCAATACAATATTCTATATTTGATTTAGCCCAATTGTTATTTCTAATAGTGGTCTCAAACCTAACTTGATTTGTTTTGTTATCAATAAATCGTACACTATACTCTTCATCAATATTTCCCAGTATTTCAACAAACGGACCTCTTACAAAATGAGTAACAACTCTATTGGTTATATCAACAATGTTGTTTTTATTCTTTTTTAATTTATCGTATATCATTTCCAAGTCTTATTTGTTAAATCCAATAATGAAAATCCTTCCGCCTGATTTGAATACATTTTGTTAGTTGTATATCGTGGTCTTTGGTGGTGATAGAATACGTGATTATACCATAAATCAGCCACATCCCATTCACAATCTTTTATTCTATCTAACCACCAACCTTTTTCTCTATTTGGAATTAGATAAGCATGTGCTAAATCTTGGTTATGTGCAGTTTTTGTAAACAACTCATCAATCTTTTCTTTTGTATTTGATGGATTATCTGCGAATGATATAAATGGTACGTTATCTCTTTCAGAAATAAAACACGCTTTATGTACAATCTCAACAAACTCCATTAACCCACTATGAATATATGCATCTGCTTCAAATATCAATGTGTAATCGTAATCGGGACTCATTGTTTCTAATGCGAATCTATGAGCCATATAACACCCATAATGGCCACCAGTTATCCATCCTAACCCAGCACCAGGTGAAAGTTCACCAGGCGTATTGGTTGGTGATATATGTTGAGGTCTCCTACAATGTTCCGCTGGTGGGAAATCCGTATAAGGTGTGTTTACGATAGCTTCGTAATCCATACCATATGATTGTAGTTGTTTTAATGATTCTTGGGAAATACGTTCTCTCAAATCATCAGGTCGAGTCATTAAATGTTTTATTTGAATCTTTGGTTTCCTACGAACAAAACTACGATTATCAATTAATATTTGATTGTAGAAGAATTCATTAGCAGCTTGATTCACTCCCTCAAAAACACCATAATCATCACCAGTAATAAATCTACCTGGCTTAACTTTATGGTACCAACGTTTGATATCGGTTATTACGGATTTGTAATCATGCCCAGCATCAATCATTATAAAATCAATAGAATCATTTTGGAATTGAGTTGATGCATTTTCAGATGTATCCTTTATAGCTTTAAATTTACCAAAGTTATCACTCATTATAGTGTTCTCAACAAATTCACCATAAATATCCCCACCATATGAACCAACTATATTTTGATGTAGTTGTTCATCATCAGTACCTTTCCAAGTATCAACAACAGTGAAATCTATATTTTTATTTGATTCACATATCTTAGTTGCCATATGATTGGATGATTTACCTAACCAACTACCAACTTCTACAAATACTTCACCACCCTTAGCGTTATTTACCATTCGGTCATATAAGCCCTCATATGCGAACCAACCAGGTATCTCATTGAATTCAGGTTCTAATAACTCTATTATAATTTTCTTAGTATTGTTTATATCATCATCGATATAGGTAACCAATTCGTTAGAATCGTATGTATCTAAATAAGTGTGTAACTTTCTGAATATACATTTTAATCCATATCCCAATGCTTCTTTAATTGATAGTGGATTTAATTCTAACTTAGAACTGAAGTAGAACATATCGGATGCTTTATAGAATTTATCCACATCATTACGTTCACCCCACACTATACAATTATCAGGCTTATCATTCATTATAGGTCCCCAATATGATTCAAAGTTCATTGCTTGGTTACCTACAAAATGAAATTTGATTTTATACTTTTCTAATATTCTGGCTACTCTAAATATCTCACCTTGATTCTTACCTTCGGTAAATAATCCAACCATAAGAACATGCTTCCAATCGGATTCAAAACCTAATTCTTTTTGGAATTTCGATTTATTGAATTTTTGAGTTTCAATTGGATACTCCCACACTTTGGTATCAATTCCCAAATGTTCAAACTTTCTTCTACTCCATTCAGATACCAAAACATATCTATCTGGTTGATAACGAATTTCATCTGGATTGGTTGCAGAACCATGCGTTGATGCTACAATATAATATTTACGTTTAGGATTCCATAATTTATCTAATATATCATATGATAAAAAATGTTCTGGTATTTCGGTAAAATGAATGATATTTGGTTTGATGGAATTTATCAAATCAACTATTTCCGATTTATCATCGCCTAATGTATGTAGTTTAACCAAACTATTAATTTGGTCTTTCTGAACTACGAATACACCACCACTATGATTATTTACCTCAATAACTTCAATATCAAAATCATTCTTAAAGATTTCAATTTGCTTTAATAAGTATTGCGGCATTCCACCAGTAGATAGGTGAGATGATACATATAACAATTTCTTTTTAGACATAAACAAATTTAGTGTATATAGTTACACTTCTTTACAAAGATACAAATAATATTTTAATTTACCAAATATTTTTTAGTAAACTATTGTACCTGCATCTAAATCAATTTGTCCATTTGGGTATTTCTTATCCAATTCAGATAGTTCAGTATTCATTTCATCCATTGATGAATCGATTTTGTTACCAAACTCAATTTCCTTAGAATTCAATTCTTCCAATTGCTTTTCCAATTCTCTACGTCTAACAGCAACTTGGCCTAAACCAATTACCATATTGTTTTGTACTTCTTGAATAGATTTTAGTTTATCAATTATTGATTGGTCTAATGTTTCTGTCTTTTGTTCCATAACTTAGTTATTTTATTATCTATATATAAGTATATACTAAATTTGTTTTACGAAATTGAACCACTAATTTGAGCTTCCAATTGTGTAACTTTATCAGTCAACTCCTGAATTGCTTTAATCATAGGTGAAATGAACTCATGGTATCTCAATCCATAAGATGAACCAGTTATAAGTCCAGCAAAATCTATTGAATCTTTTTCAAATGATTCCAATGTAGTTTCAACACTTTGTGCACCCAATCCATAGTGAGTTCTACTACCACTTATAAATTTATATGATACCGGATTTAATGCATTAATAAAATCCAATCCCAAATCAGATGTTACAATATTTTCTTTTTGATTCTCATCGGATGTATTAATGGTTCCATTAGTTGCAAATACATCATCCCATCTAAAACTACTATTACCCAAATCATATAAATTGTTTACACCCGGAATTATATTACCAGTGGATACAATTGCAGAAATACCAGGCCCGCCATCAGTTACATCAAAGTAAGCCGTACCTCCAGTTAACTTAAATAATTCAGGATTAGAAGAAGATGGTTCTCGCCTTTTCATTCTAACATACGAATCAGCGGAAGATACAATTTGAACACCACCCGCTTTAATTTCAACAAAATTTGCAGCAAGTTGGAAGTTTAATGAAGTATCCAACGTCATTGGTTGTAGATACCCAGTAGTAGAAATTGCTGATGTGGCTGTATTATTATAAGCAGCAGTTGCCGATGTATATATATTCGTTGAAGTACCGGATGAATTAGTATTTCTTTGTAAACCCGCAGCTGAGGATACTCTAACTGAGTATCTTAGTTTTGCTGCGGTAGATGCGCTTGATATCGGTATAGATACTGTCTGACCGGATGCTCCAGCAAATGTTCCATTTACAGCAGATACACCACCCTGTGATGTTGGTATATATTCCCAAGTAGAAGAAACGTAGTTATGTGATATGATACCATTTGAGATATAGTTGTAAACACCGGGAACCGATAATGTATATACATCAGCACCTTCGATGATATCAACTCTATCAACCAATTGTAATGATATACTATCACCATCTTTTACATAAATTTTACTCTCACCTGCAATAAGTTCAGTAGCTTTTATTTGAGTATTACCATCTAACCAAAATCCGTGAGAATCCGATACTTCAACTATATTATCACCTACTGTTATTTTATATATCTCCGATGTTTTTCTTGTCTTAACATCACTTATTGTAAATTCATCAAATTTATCAACACCAATGTGATTATCAATTTTATCATTCCAGTTCCAAGCTAATATCTTTTGTCCGATTTTTATATCTTTTGCCAAAATTGTAGAACCATCTGATAGTGTAATCTCAGTATCACCAACAACCGAATAATACGAGGGGAATCCACCTCCACCATTTCCATCATCAAAGTAACTACCAACATAGTAATTACCCAATCCAGCATATGCACTAACAGCCTCAGATGTTTGTGCTACCAATTTTCTACCAATAACAGCATTAGAATTATTAGTATCAACCACTTCTAAATACAAATATGCACGTAACTTTATAGGAACTGGCCCTAACGAGTTACCATGTATCTGTCCATCAAATGATGGTGAGTAATTTGGATATGAAGTGATTTGTGAAATATTAGCAGTTGGTGGATTTATTGTCATTGCAGGTAAATCCAATCCTATTTGTATATCACCTTGAGAAACAGATATAGCTGCAGAATTACTGTTATCACCAACGGAATAACTACTTAGGTATGGTATAGTTGCATTTGTGTTTGTTATAGATACACTGGTATCTGGTTGAGCTGATGCTAAATTTGTAAATGTTATAGTTGTTGAACTTGCACCATCCGTTTCAGATAATGTTGGTTGTGGACCAATGATTACTTTCTTTTCAGAACCCGTAAAGAATTGTAATTCAGGTAAATTTGGTTCAAATATAATTTCTGAGTTTTCATCTCTCAACGATTTTGTTTCATCATCAATTATCCAATCACCAATTCTACCACTATTAGCATTTATGATACCACTCATATTTGCATTTGAGGCAGATACGTTTCCATTCACATCAACACTAAATAATGCCTCTGAACCAATACCAGGTACACTAATAGAACCACCCACGATAGAAGTACCCTCAATTGTACCACCAGATAAATCACCACTAAATGCAATAGTATCACCATTGTATCTTAAATAATTACCAGATAAACTTCTAAGTGAGAATTGCGGAGTATCAGAGCCGGATGGGAATCCCATAAATACACCTCTTGTATTATACCCAATAGTGGGTTGTCCAATTGATATATATGGTTTATTAGAATCAGCAGTTGAGCCGGAAGTGGATAAACGAATAGCATCTCCAATTATAACAGCATCAGTTAATGAACCAGCTTTAACAGTTCGAACAGAACTTGCGAGCATTTGTACACCACTACGATGAATTGTGTACAAAATAAATTGATTTGCTGCAGGATTTTGGTCGTAGCTGGATAGAATCAAATCTCTACCAAAAGTATTAGGTGATTCAGTTTTTATCTGAGAATCGGTACCAGGGTCATAGATATCTTGATTTGATAATTTTATTGCTATTGATTCAGAAACGTAGGGACCAATATCTACATTAGTAGCATATACATATGCATTGGTATTTGGTGCGAAATCAGGTGGACCAAAGAAATTATCATTTGTAAATGAACCTGTTTCTGAAATTGTATTCCAACTTAGTGGAACTGTTCGACTTGAACCATATTCAAATGCCTGTATATAATCCGCACCATCTGCCCATACTATTTCAGCCTTTGTAGTACCCGGACCACCAGCACTCAAATCATATGAGGAAGTTAAATATGTCAGATAATCAACAGATGATGAATCTGCATACAATGCAGGTCCTTCTAATGTAAATACGGCCAATTCTTGCGAATTGGTATTACCCCTACCATTAATAATATGAGTTGTTGTAATCTGACCGTATGCTATTAATTGAGAACCACTGCCAAATGGGTCAGGTGTTCTTGTGTAAACATCAAATACAGCCGGTGGAAATCCAAATTCACTACCCATTGAGTAATAATCGTTTATACCATAAAAACCACCACCATAATACAACCATTGGCTCAAAGATGAATTTAGTATTGATGAAGTAAAATAAAAATCAGCTTCGATTGAATCACCAATTGAATATTCAGTTTCATAGAATAATCCACTCGTATCAACCTGCCAACCACCAATGTTTGTTTTTACATTTTCCCCAGTTAAAGATAAACTTGCGGTTCCTTCATCAAATCCCATAAAGATACCATCACTTTCAAACCCTTGTGTAGTTTGTCCGATTGATATAAATGGATTTGCGTATCCAGATGATGAATCAGCGTTTAATGCGATTACAGGGTTTCCACTTTCACCTGTACCAATGTTTATAGTTCGGTTAGCGTAAACATCTTCAGCAAATAAGATATCAGTTGCAACAGATTCAAATTGTGCACCAAAGGTAGCCCAATAAGTCGCATTTGGTGGTGTTATATTTCCAGCAAACGTATCACCTCCATCATAATCTGCAATATAGAAATCACCATTAAATTTAACAACATCTTTTCTTGCATCCGATGAGTTATATGTTACACCAGCATCATTTGCCCATTCACCTCTATAAGTTATACCAGCTCCAGAAGCACCTGGAGCTCCAGGTGTACCATCTGTACCAGCTTTTGATTTAGAGAAAGATTGTGTTTTATATAGAAGTATATTTGTACCATCTAATTTAGTTATATCAATCTCATATTCTATTGATGCCGAATCAGCAGTCATATTACTATGGTCACCAACCACAGCATTATTACCACTATCGGTAATAGTACCTACAACAATATTCGTAGTAGTTGTTGTGATATCAAATCCACCAACACCACCATTATCATGGTTAAGTGGAGTTGCTCCCTCAAATACACTAATTGTAGTACCACTACCAGCAAAAGATGCAATATTACCAGAATTATCTGCTGCAAACGTATGTGATTCGTTTGATAATACTACCGTAATAGCATCACTACCTTCAACAACTTCAACAACTGTAATCTCATCACTTAAACCATCAGCAGTTGCTGTGATTGTTACGGCCGTTTGTGCACCACCTTGACTAAAGTTATTATATGTTAAGGTTGCAACATCAGTAGCAGGTTCACCAATTGTAAGTGGAGATGGGTTTGTTGTAAATGTAGTAGTATTAGTTAGGTTCTGTCTATTAGCAGTAAATGTAATAGTTGATGGAGTTACTGTTCCATCTTTAGCTATTCTAAATGTTTGTGAATCTGCAGATAATCTAATTGTTTTTGCTTTTACACCCTCTTTAGCCTTAGTAATAGTTTGAGTTGTATTAGATGTAAACGAATCACCATTTATTCTCTGTCCACTAATTGTATATGTTATATTTGCAATCGATTCAGCGTTATCCATACTACTATGGTCACCGATTGTAATATCATCACCATTATCGGTAATAGACCCAACAATTATAGCATCCAATGGTAATACATTGGATGTTATTGTCCAATTTCCAGGTGAATTACCAACACCATCATACGATAATGAACCAGTACCTTCATAAACTGAAATATCAGTTCCACTATTACTATAAGATGAAACTACCCCATCAGATGATGCTGGTACTGTATGTGATTGATTTGTATTAATAACAGTTATTGCCGATAATCCATCAGCTCCATCTGAAACAATATAGAATGTTTCGTTAATGGTTGTTGTTTGTGATGTAGCTGGGTCTGTGAATGTTGCAACCAACACAGTATCCTTTGTTGCAACAGAAGAACCACCCAATGTTATAGTATTCCCATCACCATCGTTAGCCGTAATTGTAATTTCAGAATCACCACTTGCGGCACCAACAGCCATATAATCTACACCAGAACTTAAAGATGGAGTGATTCTAACTTGCTTTTGGTATTCAGTTCCAGATGTATCAAAGAATGATGCGGTTGCTGAAAGGAATGTTGGGTTGTAAATTCCGTAACCCGGATTTCTAGTTGATTTTAAGTTGGGAGATAAGAATGAACCACCACCCAATCCATCAGATACATCCACCAATGTGATTGAATCTAATACGTTATCAGATGCATCTCTTAATTGTAGATTTAGTGTACCAGTTATTGCATCCGAATCTAATGTTGGGTTATACGCATCACCAGTAACACCACTCATTGAAGCGTTTAATAAAGATGAATCGTTTTTGTATATTTTAATATCACCACTATTTACATCACTCAATCCATTTATAGATGATTCTTGAACTTGTAATTCAATATTACCACTACTATTTTTGATTTGAGTTCCAGTTAATGGAGTAATCATATATTGTGGTGTAGAATCTGCTCCAGATTTTAATGCAGTTATGGTAATTGTATCAGATAACTTTTCTATCTGGTCACCTTCGGAAACTGCAACTTTAATTGTTAATGGAGTTGAAAAATACGATGTTGGGACATTAAGTGTTGCTGTATCGGTATTTGCGGTCAATCCATCAGTAAATGAAGTTTCATCCGTAAATACTGCACCACCTCCAGTAAATTTATAATAAGCATCAACAAAATTTGATGATGATGCGATTAAGGTAATTGTTGATGATGGTGTTGGGTTTAATCCAAACTCATCATATTGAATTACATATGAATCTGCTGATAAACTTATGTTTTTACCCGCACCAGCTGCGATAGTCCAAGGACCTGTTCCCGGAGGACCATCGGTTGAATCACCAGATATGTTTGATGTATGTGAAGTATTAGAACTCCACGTTTCCCCAACATATTGTACCAAATCTTCTGGATTATAATCTATACCATCTGCCCAAGTTCCTCTGAGTGATGGTTCAACTACACCAGCTGCGGTTTGTCTTATAGAACCTCTAATAGTAAGTGTTTCCCCATCCCATTCTAATGATTTATATTCACCAGCGGCTGGTGTTGATTTCAATGATAAGATTCCCATTGTACCAGAAGTACCATTTGGTCCACCATCATTTGTCATACCTATAAAAACACCAGGTTGAGCAAAACCTTGTGTACCAGTCTGTCCAATAGCAATATATGGTTCATCACTACCACCGACAATTGCTATATTTGCGTTTGGATTTCCATCAGGTGGAATACCAACGTTAATTGTATTTTCTACAAATGATTCTTCGAAGATTGCTATCTTAGCCGCAACAAACATATCTTGCTGCCCTAAGTATTCCCAACCAAATGTATCCACATCACCCTGCTCTTGTGAACCATCGTATTCAGGTTCATCGGTAATACCAACTGAAGCTGTGTATGGTAATCTTTTATAATCGTTTAATTCATTAGTTGTTGCGAAGTAGTGAGTTTCTTGCTCACCACCATTATCATATTTGTATATTATCGCATCTCTACGTTTTTGTTCTAAACTAAATAGATAATCAACCGAACCAGTCCACTCACCCCTTACAACGATACCAGGCCCAGTTGCTCCTTCGAAAACAGTTGATAATGATTGTGATAAGAAATAAGTTGCTCTACCATTTTCAATATCAACCTTATAAACAATTGTTGCCGATTTATTATCTTGTGGTAATGTCCAAGCCGTTATAGGGTCTACACTAGCTGGATTTCCGTTTGGTATATTTGGCTGTGTTATGAATGACGGTACATAATACAATGATGATGAAAATTCACCAATGGTACCAATAGGGTCTCCAATTAAATTTAAAGTTTCCTCCGAATATGTTGAGACATGTGTTAATTGAGTTGTACCTTTAAGTGCCGTTATTTGAGTTCCAGTTGTATCTAATGTAGTAGTACCATCAACTTCAACTCCAACACTTGGTGATGGGTTTGTTAAAAATACTTGATAGTTATCGGCTCCCGCTTTGATACCAGCTATTGTAACTTCTGATGTTGCAACTATTGGAGAGGTAGATGCACCATCTCTAATTTGAACTTGCCATGTAGCCGTTTCACCCGGAGAGGTTGCATCACCTGAACCAATTTCAAATGTAGGGTCTGTTCCAACTAAACTATATGCAAACCCATCTCTAAAGAATTGGTAATATGTTTGTGAGGCAGTTACATTAAATGCAGTTGCCTCTAAGAATATAGAACCTAATGGTGAGGTTACTACACCATCACCATCAAAGTTTACAACTTCAGTTGTGGTTGATAAACTTACACTTCTTGCAGCTGTACCATCATTTGATTTTGAGAATAATTGTTTTTTTGTATAAGTTTCTTCAACACCAGCTACACCGTTTGTTAGTGAGTATGGATAAACATAAAAGTTATAATCAACCGAACCACTACCAGCTTCTAATTGACTGAAGTTTGTGTAATGTACCGTCTCATCTCCGAAATCCAAATCATATTGAGATGATGCAGATACATCCCCCACCACAATACCACTACCAGTTGCAGTTACATTATATGTACCAGGCAAACTACTTGTTTCATACGATAAGTATAAATTACCCTGCTTAACAACTATATTAGTGTTTGCCGTTGAATAATCGGATACTGTACCGTTCTCATTAGCTTGTAAACTTACAACAGATGGATTTACTTCAATTTCAATTGCATCTGAACCATCTACACCTTTAGTAATACGTTGTGTTATAGTTTTGAGTTCAAAGGATGAGGTGTAATATGGATATATTTTTAAATCATAATCAACACTAGCTAATAATGAACCAGAATCCATATAACTCCAACTATCAAAATTAACCGATGTGTTTGTGAAGCTCTCACTAGTATAAGTTATGTTTGTAGGAGTAACCAACTCAACAAAGAATGTACCAGGTTCTTCACTACCCGTATAAATTAAATCAAACTTACCTTGCTTAGCAGTAATAGTAGTATCTAATGGAGTGTAACTATAAACCTCACCTTGTTGATTTGAATTTAGATTTACTGTAAGTGGGTCTAAACTTATAACAACCGGCTCAATACCAATCCCATCAGGTGCTACAAATATCGTCTTATCAACACTAATAGATTCTGATGTGAAATCCTCAGTATATGTAAAGTTAAATGTTAATTGCTTACTATCGATTGGTGAATAATATCCAACGGAATCTCCAGGTATACCACTATCAATAATTTCATTTTGTGCGTTTGTTGCCGTTACAGTTATCCTACTATCAAATGCACCAGTTTCAAAGAACATATAGTATTCAGGTAAAAGTGCATCCGTAATAGACATCGATGGGAATACTTTTAATGTACCACTTATTGGTGATTCATTCGTACCCCTTAAATAAAAGTTACCAGCTAAACTTGCAGTTTGTGGTGTAAACGTTGTATCTTCCTTTGGATTGATATTGAATTGTTCAACATCAAATGTAACAAAACCAGCACCTAACCCATCTTGTAAATCAGTTAGTAATAATGTTGTTAATATATCCTCTTCGGTATCACCATCCATTAAGTATAATGGTAGTTGGCCGGTGATTGATGTTCTATCAAATACAGCATTGTAATCCAATTCACCACTACCAGTTGTACCAGCACTTAATCCTAATATGTATCCAGTTGAATCAGCCTCAGATAATAATATATATTCAGAACCACTTTGTACTCTCAACTTCGCATCGGAGAATCCATTTTGTGGTAAGTTATCCCTTAGTATGATTTCATTCACACCATCGATACGGATAGCTTGTACCTCCAATGTACTCTCATCTTTATTTTTAATAATAGTACCTCTATAAGGTCTAATTTCAAAATTTACTCCCCCTTTACCATCCTGAGTTCGGGTGATTACTACATCATCAGATACACCCTCAACCTCACCAGTAAATCTAATATATTGTACAGTAATATCATTTCTGGAACCAGTAAAGTCAGCAACAGTTAATGTTGGACTTAGAGTTTCGTATCCACTCATTAAACCAGGATATTGTCCACCTACATATTCGGATGATAAAATCAAATCACCGAACTCATCATATGCACCAGATGTATATGTTATCGAACCAGTAACCAACGTAGTTTCTACATCAAATGTAATTGTTGTTGGTGGTAATGGATTTGATGGAGCAGATGCAGAATCAAATGAAAAATATAAATTGTTTGGTGTAATTGTAATATCTTTATTAAAAAGATTTAAATTACCACCATCAAATGTTTTAGTATCTTCAACTAATACTGGTATGTAGTTGTTATTTATATCATAGAATTCAAATCTATAATCAAACGTTTCAGTTTGTAATGTTTTTGGAACTTGTTGTATGAATGTAATCTCATCAGGTGAAAATGATGTTTCCTGCGATGCTTTCAGACTTACATTGTTAATATACCAATCACTACCCTCAACTTCAAAATATAACTTAGCCTCATCAAAATTATCTGCTATTATGTTTTCAGTAAAGTTTTGCTTTTGTAAAACACTATTAGATGATGGTATATTTAAAATTGTTTGAGATTTAGGAGTACCATTTAAGGAACCACTTAATGTTGCTTTTATAAAATCAGTACTAATGTTAGTACCCTTTTTAACATTAAAATCTAATGTGTACTCAACCCCACTTTGAATTGAGAATGATTGGGTTGTTAAAAAATAGTTTCCCTCAGTTGAATTTAATTTAGCAGAATTATATAAGAAGCCAGTATTAAGTTCTACTGAAATATTATTAGATGAGGTCATCCAATATTGTGATAACACATCTTGTGTAAATGTACCATAACTAATCTCATTAGCTTCGGTAGTTTCAATATCTCTTAATAACTCATTTGATTCTAATTGTATTTCTTGTACGAACTCATAATCAGTTAAGTTTGATTGAGAACGTCTATATACTTTTACTCTTGCAGCATCACCAACTGCCGTTTTCATATCAGTAATACTAATCTTAGCAAACGAGCCAGTAAGTGCGGTTGCTAAATCAGTTACACCTTCTAAATAATTAAATGATGTTGTATAACTTTCATTGGAAAATCCCCTCACAATACCATTAGGTGCATATGGTGGTGAAACTATTACCTCAGTTTCACTAACAACATCCAACACAATAGGATTATAATCAATATTATCAAATGATATACGATTACCACCAATTGAACCAGTCCAATTATCACCACTACTTACATTTAATCTATATGATGTTGGTAGTGAGAATTCTGTTAATGTAGTACCGGCAGTTGGTGCCAATGGAATACCATTAACATTACCATTCTGAGTTACTAAATTTGCATTGTTATTAAATATTGGTTTGTTAATCTCATCAATATTAATTTGAGGTCTTTTAAAGAATCTAACTCTATCCTCATTTGCAAGTAATTTATTGATTTGGAATGTACGTTCCCACTTAACATTATATGTACCTCTCCATGTATCTGGAATAGCTCGTTTTACATCATTATCAATGTACTCTTTAAGTTCACCTAATATTGTGATTTTACCCAATCCAATTGGTGTATCATTATATACATAAACCGCAATTAATGATGATATACCTTCATAGTATTCTGGGATACCTTTGGCTGGTTCATAAAACACAGGATTACCCTCTACATCTAAAATTTCTATTTTTATTTCAGTAGTTTCTTTTAGATATTCGGAACCCTCAATAAGGAATCCATTTTTACCACCAGTAAATGTATCTTTAAATTCAGTTATTCTAAAATAATCTGAGTTTGGATTTTCATCTACTACAAATGTTTGAAAAGAAGATAACTTTTGTTCAGGTGAGTACTTTTTAATTCTTGCCATTTACCAATTGCCTATTAGTGTTTCTCACTATAAATATTCCAATTTTTAGAATGTGGATACTTATACTAAAGAAAACTAAAGAGTTCTAAAGAAATGAGTAAAAAATATGCAATGTTACAAATTGATGCCGAAGTTCATCAAATGTTAAAGGAATTTTGTAAGGATAAAGGATATAAAATGAATGGGTTGGTGGAATCCCTTATAAAAGAAAAGGTTTCACCAAATGTGAAACCTCTTCCTTCTAATGTTCTTAAAACTAATTAACTGCTCTACCTTTCATACCTTCCCAATCCCTATTTTTTCGTACTACATCATTTTTCCTATTAGTAGCCATTAACATAGTTGGATATAATCCCAACTCATCAGCTAAATAAATCAATGCGTTAACATCCTTTGGGAAACAATGCCCCCCATAACCAAAATCTCCATCAGGTCCCGGTACACTCCAATGTGTTTTACCTAACCTATCATCAAAGGTTGAGTATTCCACAACCTTATCGTAATCTATATTCAACTTCTCACAAATCCGATATATCTCATTAGCGAATGATACTTTAGTTGCTAAGAATGTATTTGTTAAATACTTTACCATCTCAGCATGAGTTGAATCGGTTTTTACTATATGTGCGTTTGGAAATACATTTGAGAATATTCGTTTAAGGTAAGTGGTTGTTGGTCTTGGTCCTCCTAATATAATCCTATTTTGATTTTCGTAATCCTTTACCGCGTTTCGTTCGGTTAAGAACTCTGGGTTGAATACAATGTTTGTTTTGTATGTATCATTCCAACGTTGAGTAGTACCCGGTGTAATAGTTGATTTAACAACGATTCCTTTAGCTACCCCAACCTCATCAATTTGTTTGATTACATCTTCTACAATATTAGTATTACAACTACCATCAGAATTCATAGGAGTAGGTAAGCAGGTAAATACATAATCACATTTAGATACATCTTCAAATGTAGAGTTACATTTAGTTTCATCCAAATCATAAGTCAATACATTATAATGTTCTTTAAACTTTTGATAAACTGCATTACCAACAAACCCCTGTCCTATAATTCCTATTTTCATTTTTAAAACTTAATATTACTGAACCCATTTACTTTTTTGATTTCCATCAAAGTATCTACAACATCTCTCATTGAATCGATGTGAGAAATAATCATTACGAAATCGAATTGAGTTTTTAGATAAGCGAATAACATATACAATGATGTAAGGTTTTCGTTATCCAAAGTTCCAAACCCTTCATCCACAACTAAGAAGTTAGGACGAGGTAGGTTACATACATTGATTAGAGCGATTCTAATGGCTAATCCTGAGATGAACCTCTCCATACCACTACACATCTCCAAACTCCATTGTTGGTCATCATAAACGATGTTAGCGTTGATGTTCTTCCCATCCATTTCCAATTGTAACCCAAACTCTACGATTTGACCTAAGATGTTGTTTACTTCACCTTCAATCATTGGTAATGCTTTAGAAATCAATTCATAAGATACACCATCTTTACCCAAAGCGTTTAAGTAGTATTCGTATAATCCAAATTGTTCTTCTAAAGTTTCAACCTCTTTGATTCTCTCTTCAATTGTTTCCTTTTGATTCTTCAAAGATGATACTGAACCATTTAGTGTGAGGAGTTGTTTGTTAAATGAATCTACATTTGATTTAGCAGATGTTAAATCACTTCGTACAACTCCCATCTCAGTTCTCAACTCTTTGTTCTTTTGGATTTGCTTTTCATTCTCCAAATAATCCTCAATCAATTGTGTAACTTGTAGAAGTTCGTTGTTTAACTTAACTTCTTGAGTTTCGAATGTTGATAACTTGTTAATAAGTGTGTTAATATCTCTACTTATCTTTTCTTCATCACTCTTTAGTTTGGTAAGAGTTTCACTTAACTCTTTGTACTTTTTACGAGTATCGATTGCAAGAAGTAGAAGATTCTTCTCTTCAAACTTCATTTGTTTATCAACAGCGATAGTTGTTAAATCAGCTTCTACACCAACTTTAGCATCGATGATTGATTCGGAGTTCTCCATACAAATCTCACAATCTTTGTTGTATTTGTGAGTTTCCAAATGAGCCATTCGTTCTAATAAAGAATCCTCTTTGATTTTTATCTTATCTAACTCATTATCCAAATCCTTTAAATCGGAAATGTATTGGTTGTATAGTTTGTATTCGCTGGTGATTTTATCTTCATCCATCGAATCGATTTTCTCCTCTAATTCAATTTGAGTTCCCTCTAAAGTATCAATCTTTGATTGTGTTAGATTTCTTTGTTCCTCTAAATCGGTTAGGGATTTCTCCAATGTCGATTTTTTGGTTTCCAAGTCGGTCAAAGAATAATTGTCGGATTTAACTTTTACAATCTTTTCGTTGAGGGAGATTAATTTCTGATTGTGCTTCTCCACTTCATCATTGGAAGCGTTCAATTGAATCTCAACTAATTTGTATTCCGATTCTTTCTCCTTTAAGGAAGTTTCGATATCAGCCAACTTTTGAGTGAAATCATCTTGCTTAAACTTACGAATAAGTGAAGCGTTATCCCTATTCTCATCCTGCGCAAAGTTGTAGAGTTTATCGAATACATCTACACCCATAAATTGAGCTAGGATTTCCTTTCTCTCCGTTTGTGATTTATCAATGAATAAAGAGTTGTTACCTTGGAGTGAAAGAGTGGTGAGTACGAAATCATCATAAGTACCTAAGTATTGTTGAATCATTGCGTTTGTATCTCTTCTCTGCTCTCCATTTAAAGAAGTGATACCCCCACCATCTTCTCTCCAAAAGCTTACATCTACTTTTACATTCTTTCCTTTGTTAATTAACTTAGCCGTTCTTTCAATGAAGTAATCTACTCCATCAATCTGAAAGTTTAGTTTACAATAGAAGTTTGATTTTCTATTGTTCATTATGTTCTTTGCTAAGTAGGTTCTACTTGTCTTGTCAAAAATACAAAATGAGATAGCATCAAATAGGGATGATTTACCACTAGCGTTTGGTGCGAATACTCCCACCATCCCTTTAGCGTTATCAAATCGAATCTTATTGTTCTCACCATATGAGAACATATTAGAGAATTCAAATTGCTTTGGTATCCATTGGATGTTTGGAACAACATCATCATCTACCAACTTTGTGTTCATCTCTCTATTGATTTGCTGAATCTTATCAATAGTTTCGTTATCCGCAAGGAATTGTCTTTCTAAGTAATCTTTGATTAGTTCGTTTTGGAATTCTACATCTCTCACATTTCCAATTGCCAACTTATCATCAAAGTTACCTTGCTTTTGTTTTGAGATGGTATCCATTCTCGTAACAGTGAATTCCTCTACTTGGTATTTCTTTTTGATTTCAGTTAATGCTCTCTTAATCTGAGATGGGTCGGTATTTGAGATGCGAACTCTCAATCGAGGTTTCTTTGGCATATCAGATACATCAGGTACAATACCATCGTTTACATCTAATGTATAGAAACCATAATCGTTTTCGATATCGAACTCTTCGAAAGTTCTACTCTCAACATCCCATAATAAGTAACCATGCTTATCCAATGCTTCTCCGTGATTTTGTTGAATCATAGAACCAGCATAAGCAATGGTTGGAGTTCCTAATGTTTGTCTTTTGTGAATATCACCTAACATCACCATATCAAATCCTTCAAACATATCAGTTGTGAATGAGTTGGATGATACGGTGTATCCGATATCAGTTTGTGCTAAATTTACAGGTCCATGGAATAAACATATTGTATTCTCACCTTCTACCAATTCCGCCTTTGGCCAATTCTCTTTTTCATCGAGTATCGAATATACCACAAAAGTAATATTATGGAAGGGATAGATACCAGTATCTCTAAGGTAATGTATTCTTTCATTATTTAAATTTTCTACGATTGGTGTAAGTACATCCAAACGATAGTTGTTGTTTAAGTTACAATCGTGATTACCAGTAATTAAGAATGTTTCTTTTCTATTGGCACATTCGGTTAAGAACCAACTGATTTCCCTTACTAATTCAGGACTCATTTCAGTTTTAGCATGTGCAATATCACCAGCTAAGTAAATGATAGAGTTTTCAATATTATCTCTATCTACATTATCTAAAAACTTTTGGAATACTTCTCTATACTCCTTATGTCTTTTTAAGTTACGGATATGTAAATCCGCTAAATGGTAAATCTTTTCTACCTTCATAAATTGTTTAGTTTTGATAGGATTAAATCATCCCAACCACTTTCTTCGGTTTCTTTTAGTAATTCATTTACTTTATCAAATCCCATATCACCAGCATCACTTTCTGTGGGTATAATGTTTGTTACCTTTATACCATTTTTAATAAAGTACTCTGCGTGCTTTGTGGAATCATCAATTGCATCAGCATCTAATAAGATGTTTATTTCAGTTACTCCCTTTTCAAATATCTTTTCTTTTAAAGTTTTTGGTAAAAACTTACCTAAGATAGGAATTACGTTTCTCTTTACTGAGAATGAATCAAACACACCCTCAACTAATGTAATTGGTTCATTCCAATTGATTTGGTTATCAAATACAATTACATCTCTACTAACAGGTGGATTTTTATATTTCATTGTATTATCAGAATAATACGAACGTGCTACAAAATAGTTTAATTCACCATCGGAATTATATGATGGTACAATAGTTCTACCACCATACATACCATCTTCACAATATCCAATATTATGCTTCAATATCTCATCCATAGTAATACCTCTATTGTAAAGATATCCCAATGCTTGATTGTATGCAAAATCGATTGATTTTGGTTTCTGATGTAGTGGTTTGAATTCTTTAGGAAGTTTGAGTTGTATTTTCTCAACCTCCATATGATTAGTAGACGGTTTATACTCCCCATATATAGAAATGATTTTTGATAAATCACTTCTATCCACATTTAGCTTCCGCAAAAGTGATTGGATACTTCTTCCTTTGGAATCACATACCCAACAATGCCAATATTGAGAATCTAAATTTATTTGTAGTTTCTTTTTATGATGATGACAAAAAGGACAATGATGTGCCTGTTCGTTTCCCTTCATAGATGAACCAACACCTAATGTAGAATCCAATACATTTATAACAACTAATTTATTTCTTGCGGAGAGCATTAAATTATATTTTGCGTAAATATACGAAATTTATTTGGATTTACCAAATTATCCCATTTGAGAATCGGATACGGCAAATAAGAATTCACCCAGTCTCTTTACTTGAGATATAGTTTGAGCATCAACATTACGTTGCTCCATTTGCCTTACCAAATCTTTGATTGATTTAACGGCTATCTTCAAACCATCATCTTTTGCATTTAGGTTATTTGGATTAATACCATATGCAATTGCTACTTGTTCTAAATTCATAATATTATTTTTAGTGTATATACATTTAATAAACAAATATACGAATAATATTTTAATTATCCAAGTCTTTTCTATAAAATTTTCCTAATATGTTTCCGTTGAGGGAATTATCATCTGATAGGACATCGTATTTAAACATCCAATGTACTTCATAATATGATAAGGATTTTTTTGAATAGCAAAATTGTAGTACACTTCGTTTGAACTCATCACTCTTACCTTCGGTGATTTGCTCCTTAATCCATTCATTGGATGAGTAGTACTTTTCCCAGTCAGAAGATTTTCTAACTTTTTTCTTTTTAGGTAGTGAACCTCGTATACCAGCCAACTTTCGTTCTTCTTTGATACGAGCTAACTCTCTAACTCCGATTTTTACATTTCGGACACTTTCTAAGGATTTCTTACCAATGTAGTATTTGCCAGTAGGTATATGTTCTATTATATAAACAAATCCTACGGCATCTTCAGGTATAACATCTTCGGTAACATCGTTACCTTCCCATAACCAATTTGACATAAAGTCTTATTTAACTGAATCGGAATAAGGTTTAGATGGATTATGCCCTGCTGCACCTTTTCCTAACTTTCTACCACCTGATTTCTCAATGGCCTTTTCATCTTTTGATAAATCCAATCCACCATCTGCTTCTAATGGGGTCTTATCCCCACCTTTAGTATTTGCTTTTGATGATGCCGGTGGTGTTTGTTTTAATCTTTCTTCTAAAGTCATAATTATTCTCCTTTGTGTATATAAATATCAATTAAGTATCGAAACGAACAATAAAGTTCAACGGATAATCGGGTAATGATTTAATGGGCTTTGGTAACTTACATACCGCAACCATATTCAATTCATTATCATATAACCCTATTGTTGTAATGAATGGTGCTAAATAAGAACCAGTAGGGTCAACTGAAGATGAGTAATCATAATCACCAAATCCACCAAACTTAGTTGGTTCTATTGTAGATTGAATTGTATTTAATTTAATTTTGTTTGTACCATCATATGCCGATGGGTTTTGTGATACGTTAAATTCACTTTCATTTACCGATAGAAATATCTCATTTTCATAAATAGTCATTGTTGAACGATATGATACATCAAATGTATTGATAGTCGTATCATCTACAATACCATCGGTAAGTACAATCAATCCCCTATCATAAAATACATTACCTTTATGATTACTAGCAGAATCAATTAAGTTTGAATTACCATCATCGGTTACAGTGATTGAACCATATTCCAATTCAACAGAACCTACCTTTAACCCTTCACCATATTTTTGTTGTGGTATTGCAATCACACCAATAGTATCACCAATTACTCTCTCATCAGTAGATGCATAAGATACTCTCTTACCAACTTCTGTTAAGATTGATGAGGTTGATGGGTTTAGATAGAATTGTGATTTTATAGAATCATATAAAGTTCTCTTAGATGTACCATCTGAATTTACATCATCGGTATCCACATCATATAAATCAGTTTGTAGTGTACCATACAATGGTGTAATATCACCAGCATCCAAAGCCCACTCCTTGTAAACTTTAAAGGGTCTAACTACTACATCTGATTTTGGTATTTCTTTAATCATCTAATGAATATACTTTCATATAAATATCTATGAAACAAAAAACCCCCCAATTAAGGGGGGTTTCATTTGGAGTTTATACTTTTATAATTTTATTAAAATGAAAGTTTAACTTTTATCAATACTTCTTTATCAAATGATTTGTTTATGGGTTGAGAAGTTTTAGCTACTGCAATTAATTCATTTGAGTTATTTAATAAACCAACAGTTGTAATATACGTTTGTGGGTCAGTATTAAATGTTGTTTCTGCGAAAGTTCCATCGGCCGCTGTATATGTTGGGTTGTTTGAGTAGTTGAATTCTCTATTCGTTGCTCTTACGAAGAAATGTTGTGTTGATACATTTTCAGTTCTTCTAGCTTGGAAATCACCACCATTGTCAATTGCTTGAATCAACGTTTTATGATTCTGAGTATCAGCTACAACAGTCTCAACACCCAATAAAGATTCAGATGCTCCACCAAATGGTTTTACAGTTCCAACAGTTTCTGCCAATGCGGTTGGGTTGAAGATTATAATACCTCTATCTGGGTAGAACAATCCGTATCCTTTTCCATTTGCATCGGTTGTTGTGTTAATTGTTGCTTCGTTTTCCGTACCTAAGTTAAGTGAACCACTTACTACTTTAAATACTCTACCAGCTTTACCTAATGTATCTCCGAACTTCTTACCACTATCATCAATGAAAGTAAAAGTACCATTCGAACCACTTAATTGGATTGACCAGTTTCCAGCATCCATCTTTTCTCTATATCTAGCTCTATTTACATTGATAGCGTATATTGAGTTTGAATCTTCAAATACGTTAGCCGTAGAGGTTTCAAAAGAAAATTTATCATCAGTCGGGTCTAACAATACTGATTTGTATTGTGCGTATGTTGCTTTTGTAGGAAGTAGTGCATCATCGGAATTTTCCAATGAGATTGAACCACTACCATCAACGTGTCCATATGCTACTGCAAATTGAACTTCGGCAGTTGAATCAGTTCTTGGGTCAGTACTATACACATCATAATAGTAATTTCCACTCTGTCCAACTTGCGTTGATGAGGTATAAGCGGCAGTTAAAGAACCAACATCACCAGTCCAAAGACCCGTTGTTACTACTTCTACCTTAGCGTTTACTTTATCGAATTCACCGAATTGTTTGTACACACCAGTCGTTACACCAGCACCACTTTGTAATTGTTGACCAGCAGGTAATGCGGAATTTATAATTGAAACGATATCGTTTGTATCGAATGTTCCAGTTGATGCTAAATCAGCAATTTGTGCTGCAATGTTTGGGTCGTTTATTAATGCCATATCTTATTTCCTTTATGCTCTATATGTTATAGTTACTGGAATGGTTTGTGAACCACCCGTCTCATTACCATAGACCGTAATAGTTGTTGATACATTTGAAGTTAACGCTGGATTTGGTGTGAAGTTAAATGATAATCCACTTACCACTTGTGCGGTAGTTGTGATTTCTTCTCCCAAGAAAACAGGAACCGAACCGGCTGCTGTTGCTCCTTGCGTTACTGATAGTGTACCAGCTCTTTGGTCTGCTAATACAACAGTGTATCCAGCCGAAGAGTTACCAGCAGGTGAAGTAGTAGGAGTCATTGCAACCCCACCTTCATCTTGATAAGCCCCAATAGATGGAATCCCCAATGCTACGATTGGAATTTGAGTTGTACCTTTTGGTAGTGTAACCAATTTGTATCTTAATACTTGTGTTTCATCAGGGCTTGCTTCCATTATAGGAATTGCCTTAATTGCCGAATCATAATATGCACTACCCTTTGGATGTGCTGGTTCGTATAATGTATAATCAATCTCATCATCACCCAATGCGAACTTGGTTATGTTCAAAGATTGACCTGATGCTAATTTTTGTCTACCTTTTTTGGTTAGAATAGCATCAACTGTAATTGATGTGTTGTTTAAATATCCCATAATTTTTTATTACCCTTTTGATATACTAATAAATATAACATTTTAAAAAATAAATTATTATTGATTAATCTACCTGTAAAATTGGTTCTCCACTACCTCTACCAGTATCAGCCACTCTAAGAATGTTTGGATTAGTAGTAAATGTTTCTACCGGTGATAAACCATCCGGTGTTGTTTCCGCAGTTTGCTTTGAACCTTCGAAGAATGAATTCTTCATACCTTGTGGTAAATTGTTTTTATAACGATAGTGTGTAGGGAAGTATCCAGATAGTGGAGTTACTTCTACTATATCATTTCCAACCGATGGGGCAGAACCCCCATAAGGTATTGTAGATACTTTGTATCTAAATTTGGTTACATCTACATCTTCATACTTAACACCTTCATTGTTTGAAGTTGCTGGATAACCCTCAGTTTGAGTTGATATAGTTTCCACATACGATTCTTTGATTAAATAAATTTGCTCTCTTGATGCGGTTAGATTTCCAAATATATCCAACTTAGTAACAATACCAGTTGTTGTTATTGGTGCGTATAATCCAAATCCAGCATTAGTAAGAGAATCCCTCTCCATTCCAATTTGTTGGAATGTATCAGTATCAACCATAGCACTTATGTTAGAACCATCTTGCACCTCAATATGTGATTCATATGATGGATATTCACCATTCAATACAACCGAATCATCTACACTTATTTCAGAATTGTAAAATGGTGTTGTACCTTCGAAGTTAATATTCGATTCCGCATTAACGTTTCCATCATAGTTATCATATTGATATGATAGTTCCACATCAGATTGTGCATCCACTACTGCTGAATATTGATTATTATCACCTTCTAATATTACATTGTTATCTACATCAATTGATGTTTCATAATCACTTCGTTCAGAACTGGCTGGCTTCCATTGTGTTTTACTTCTCTCCAAATAGTGTGGTTCGATTAGTAAACCTTTAGAAACTTTAGCTCTAGCGGGTACCAAATCTTCTAATACATCAAATAACGATTTATCAATAGAGCGTACCAATCTAATATATTCATAGATATCTCTATTTACTCTTTGGAAATAGTAATCTCTAAGAACACCCAATTCTGAATAGTTATCCTTAAACTCATCAGATGGGTCTCCAATATAATTATCTATATTAAAATTACCAAATGATTTTATGATATCCATATTCAACTCCTTTATTGGTGAGAAGAATAATCCTAATCGAGATGAATCAATTGGTGCTCTATCAAATGCTTTTTGAGTTGCTCTAACTCTATGGGATAAATCACCAACTAAAGTTTGAGTTTCAAATCTAATCTTATCAGAAGAATTAAATCCTAACGATGGAACCTTTGCGGTTATAGTTCGTTCGTAGGTAGTATGATTGTATGGATATTCAGTTATTGATGGGAATCCATCCGCTGAACCATTTTCTACGTTATACTCACTACTTACAGCAACATTCTTAATATCCGAATCAACTGCTCTATTCTTTGGATATTCAAAATCGTATCTCAACCATAAATCCTCAGTTGATGATGTATATGAATTACCAACAGTAGAATCAGGCATAAGAGTGTGTGTTTCAACTACACTATCTTCCAATGGAGTTTTCCATAATCTAAATTCATCCACTGTACCTGCCATCTCATAACCCAACGAAACGATAAATCCAGAACCAGAATCCCAACCATTATCGCCAGTTATACTCATCACATCAGTAGATACGTTAGTTCTAATTCTTCCATTAAATGCCTCTTTAGCTATTATTTGGAATTGTGATTCCGAACCAACTAACGTTCTGTTAATTGCAATCTGAGTATATTCCTCATTGAATATATTAAATGGTTCAGTAGATGATGAATGCACATTACCAGTTGAACTCTCTGATACGAATAAATCAATTGTACCAAATGAACCAGTTGTATTGGTAACACTAACTCTCCATAGTGGTTCTGAGAATGCATTGTTAGCACCCTTCAATATATTATAATTTCCAGATGTTTGTAGATTTACATTTAACTCTACTGAGTTTGGATATGTACCATCTACCTCTTTCCATGGAGTATTTATAAATTCACTATTGTTGGTAAAGTTTATAGCTGCGGTTCTATCATCAAATGTGAATGGCTGAGTACCACCTTTGGCCGGGTCCGTTGGACCACCGAACTCCATTATAGTAAGTAGTGAATTTGGAATACCATAACAAGCCATCACAGCTTTTAAAGAACGAGATGTTCCCTTATGCTTTAATATGTATGGTAAGTTATTGAGTATTCTTCTCCAAACTTCTTCATTTGCTGATTTTAATGATTGTTGGTATTTTTGTGTACCATCTTTATATTGCCCAAACGCATATTCCCATAGATATTGAGAATCGTAAGCTTTCTTACCATCCCAACCTAATGATTCTAACATTGCGTACATTAAATCATTTGAGAAACCTAAATCAGCTTTATGTTGAGGTGATTTAAGTTTAGTTAACCCATTTACATATGCCCATATGATATCATAATGCTGTCCCACCATATCCATAAACAACATAAAGTCCTCATTTTGATAATCCTCTTTTATAAATTCTGGAAGATTATTGTTGAGGTAGTTTACATTATTTCTATCATATGTTGCCGCAGATGAAACGGATGAGTTATACCAAGCTATTGCTTCATCAGTTGAAGTTGCTCTAATAGTATTACCACTCTTTGGATATGATAAAGAATCACTATATTGTGTATCGGTATATAACCACTTTTCAAAACCATCAAAGGTTCCGATTAAATCGTTTATTTTTGTTAATTGAGCAGCTGATTGTAATTGTGAAGTTGCTGTTACCGATAATGCATCTAATTGTAAATTATTAGAATCTTCGGTTATAATAACATACCCATCTTGTCCAATACCTTCGGCAAGTACATATCCTAATTCAACTGTATTTGTTGTTAATTCATTATATTTAGATTGATAGGATTCTAATAATTGAATCTTATACCAAAAGTTTTTAATTCGTTCTTCGGATGAACCAAAGTGTACGAAATTTTCAAACATATGAACCGAACCACTGGCGTACTGAATGTTTAACTTTTCGGTATCAATTCCAGTCTTAGTAACATATTGTTGTATTAATAAAGTAGATGTTGTTGAACCATTTGCTACCAAATCATCATACATTTGATATCCAATACCATTATCAACTTCTAATTTGAAATTAGGTCCTTGTAATGGTGGACAGTAATCAGTATCATCACCAACTAAAGTTATTACATCAATAATTGGTTCAGCTTGTACTTTACTAATCCAAACTTTTTGGTTAGTTAATACTGATGTTGGAAGTGGTTCGTATAATTTAAGTATTAATGATGTATCATCTATATCATTATCAGGATTAGCAACCAATCCAGTCCATGTGGTAATTACTTTATTATCACCATTACCTATATGAAGTAAGTGAGTAAGTAATTTAGAATCATCAAATTTACATTTATCAAATTGAGATATAAATCCTTCAGCTATTCTATTGATAACAACTGAACGTGGTATATCTAAATCACCTTTATCGAATAAGATACTGATTTCTTCTACCGGCCCCTCAACAGCTTTTTTAGTTTCTAAATTTATAGGAACTAAACGTAATGGTATTTTTATTTTATCACCATCATCACTAATTTGTAATTGATATTTATCTAATAATTCCCTTACGTTTAATGTGAGATTACCCGTTGGACCTAACTCTACATAATCAGTAGATTGACCAACATACATTTTAATTACAGTAGCATGTATTGAATTCCAACTTATATCAAAGTCTACATCATATCCTACGAAATCAGCACCTCTAACTTCCCTTGGATATGTTATCTCCCTAATATCAGGAGTATTAACATATACATCTGAAACCACATTGATTACCAAATCAATAGCTTCCGATGCTATATTTATTGTTTCAGTATCTGAAGATTGATTTACTAATTGTGTAATTATGGGAGTTTGTACAATAGTATCTAAAATTGATGTATTAATATCTGAAAGAGATATTGTACTTAATCCTAAGTTATTTACAGGCTTTGTTGGAAAATTTACTTTAGTTACAGGCTTAGTTATACTTACGGACGTTTTAGTTTTAGTGCCACCTCCACCAAAAGTAGATGTCCCACCAATTCCGTTTAATTGAGATTGTATTTTTTGTACTGCCATTATGGATTTACTATGTGTTTATTATATCTCATTAACTATCGTAACTACCTCGTCCGCCTCCACCAGTTAATCCAATAAGTTTAATATTATTACTCACATTACTATAAATAGGATTTGTATTAATATATGGATTGGTTTTTATTATAGGTTTAACTGGGGTTATAACCTCAGTTATATCAACTAATGGTCTTACCGGCTTCGGTTTGATTTGTGGTTTTGGTGGTTTCGGATTATTCATCTCCTCATACTCACTTAATGAAAACGGAAATATCTTAATATTATATTTTCCTATTTTTTCAAAAACTGAATGTGGTATAGTAACTCCACAAATAGTACCTTTTTCCAAATCATCAAATTCTAAAATATCATCACCAACTATGATAGTTATAGCTGTTACAGATTCGTTTTTTTCAAATCCAATGGGTACTCCATTTTCACTGTTTATGTTATAAGTTCTACTACTATTATTTAGTAGTTTTACCTTTGGTTTAATTAATGGAATATCCTTAACAATATCCTCAACTACAATATCAACTACATAATTATCATTTAACTTTATATCTAAAGTTAATGATTCATCATCATTTGCAGTTGATACAATTGGAGATGTTTTTGATAATCTATCGGATAGTTTATTGTAAGTAATTTTTACAATTCTATATAACGATAAATCCGATGAACTTATGTTATATTTTGTATTACTAACATCAGAATATTTAGTAAATCCTTTTGATGGAAACATATTAGCCGATGTGAATGCATTCTTTCTTAATAGAACAGCATTACCACCATCGATGCCAGATATGTTGATACTCAAATCATATACAGTTTCCTCTTCAACAATATTAATATTTTTATTAGATAAAGTAAACGATAATTCTTTAAGAGTATTAACAACTTTTGGATATGGTTGTTTAATATCATTAACATAGTAATCAATAACAATAGATGATTGAGATAGATTACCATAGCCACCACTAATAAATGGTGATTTAACTAATGTATTTCCGTTTGTATCTAATTTGATTACATATTTTTCATTTGAAATATACCCTGATTTAGTAAGTGTTATAGTTTTATCACCATCCTCAATTAAATTTTGTTTTGTGATTTTAATTTGAGATGGTGTTATATTTTTTGAAAGTTCACCATTTATTAAAACAGATGCACCTTTTATATTTGATTTGATATTAAATGTATAATTTGATTCAGTAATTTTAGTACCACCACCACCAGTATTGTTTGGAATTATACCATCAGAACCAACACCTTCATCAAAGACATCGGTAATTGCGGTATCTATTCTACCAATATTGGAAATACTACCACCTAATGTATAATCAATTAAATTAAATTTTACCATATCTATAAATATCCTTAAATGATATTAACTATCACTGTTGGTTCCACCACCTCCACTATTGTATCTACCACTACTTAATGTTTTAAGATTAGCTCGTTTACCACCAAATGGTCTACCACCTTGTATTGCTTTACTAACCTTATTTGATTTTGATAAATTTGGTTTAACAAACTTAGGTATGGCTTTATCAACTGGAATCTCTTTTAGAATCTCCTTACTCAAATCAAACTCTTTTATATATGGTTTAGTTGAATCATCTTTTTTCTTTTTAGTTACAGTTACAATTGCAGGTTTTGGATTTATTACAACATCACT